CGGAGCTGGCGATCCGCATCGAGCTGTTCGACGACGAGGTCGACACGCTGCAGCTGTTCGATCCGCTGACCGGCCGCATCCGCCAGAAGATTCCGCGCTTCACTGTCTATCCGTCGAGCCACTACGTGACGCCGCGCGAGCGCGTTCTGGCGGCCATCGACACCATCAAGGCCGAGCTGCGCGAGCGCCTGGCCGAGCTGGTGGCCGCCGGCAAGCTGGTCGAGGCGCAGCGGCTGGAGCAGCGCACGCGCTTCGACCTCGAGATGCTGCAGGAGGTGGGCCACTGCAAGGGCATCGAGAACTACACGCGGCACCTGTCGGGCGCGGAGCCCGGCGATCCGCCGCCGGTGCTGGTGGACTACCTGCCGAAGGACGCGTTGATGTTCCTCGACGAGAGCCACGTGCTGATCGGCCAGCTCGGAGGCATGTTCAACGGTGACCGTGCGCGCAAGACGGTGCTGGTGGAGTACGGTTTCCGCCTGCCGTCGGCGCTCGACAACCGGCCGCTGAAGTTCGAGGAGTTCGAGGGCAAGATGCGCCAGGCGGTGTTCGTCTCGGCGACGCCGGCGGCCTTCGAGCAGCAGCACGCGGGGCAGGTGGTCGAGCAGCTGGTGCGGCCCACGGGCCTGGTCGATCCCGAGGTCGAGGTGCGGCCGGCCGGGCACCAGGTCGACGACGTGCTGCAGGAGATCCGCGATCGCGTGACGAAGAACGAGCGCGTGCTGATCACCACGCTGACCAAGCGCATGGCCGAGCAGCTCACCGACTACCTCGCCGACAACGGCGTCAAGGTACGCTACCTGCACTCCGACATCGACACGGTCGAGCGCGTGGAGATCCTTCGCGACCTGCGACTCGGGACCTTCGACGTGCTCGTGGGCATCAACCTGCTGCGCGAGGGACTGGACATCCCCGAGGTGTCGCTGGTGGCCATCCTCGACGCCGACAAGGAAGGCTTTCTGCGTGCCGAGCGCTCGCTGATCCAGACCATCGGCCGCGCCGCACGCAACGTCAATGGCAAGGCCATCCTCTACGCCGACCGGGTGACCGACTCGATGCGCAAGGCGATCGACGAGACCGAGCGCCGGCGCAACAAGCAGATCGCCTTCAACGCGGAGCAAGGCATCACGCCGCGCAGCGTGAAGAAGCAGATCAAGGACTTGATCGATGGCGTGTATTCGGAGAAGTCCGCCAAGGACGATCTGAAGCGCGCCCACGATGCCGCCGAGGTCGAGGTGATGAGCGAGAAGGATCTTGGCAAGCGCATCAAGCTGCTCGAGAAGCAGATGCTCGACCACGCACGCAACCTCGAGTTCGAGAAGGCGGCGCGGGTGCGCGACCAGCTGGCGCTGCTGCGCGAGCAGGCCTTTGGTGCTTCGCCGCACGACGCGCCATGAGCAAGCGCAAGCCTTACCGCGTGCTGATGGTCTGCATGGGCAGCAGACATCGCGCCCGGCGTGTTCACGAATTGTTCACTTCGTGCACACATCAAGCGTTTCCCGTGGAACGAACAGGGCCTATTTCGCGCCGATGCGGACCCTGATTGGCTCAATGCCGCGCGGGTCGGCGTAGATGTCGGCCGCCTGCTCGGTGGTATGGCCGAGCAGTGCCTTCGTGTCGACGTTGCCCTGGGCATCGTAGAGCCGCTTGGACAGGCTGCGGATCTCGTGGAACGTGGGCGCGCCTTCGTCCGGTATCTCGGCCAGCTTGCGCGCCTCGGTGAAGGCGTGGCTGATGCGGTCGGGGTGCACCTTGCTGCCCGCTGGCGCGTTGCCCCAGGGGCCACCAGCTCGGCCAGCGACAGGCCAATGGCGTCCAGGCGCAGGGCCAGCGGGATCGCCACCGGCTGGTTCGTCTTGCGCGTCTTGGTGCGCCAGGTGGTCAGGTAGCCGTCGGCGGCGTGCGCGCGCTCCATAGCGGCCACGGTGCTGCGATCCTGGCCGCTCACCAGCGCCAGCAGCATGGCGTGCTCCAGCCATTCGGCGGCCTCGGGCGCCTTGGCGCGGATGGCCTGGAATGCCTCCAGCGTCAACCGCCCTCGCTTCACCTCGACCTCGGGCTCGCCGGTCACCTCGGCCGGGTTCGAGTCCATCCAGCCGAGCTGCATGCCGCGCTGGCAGACGGCGATCAGCCGGGAGCGGATGGCTTGTGCCCACCGCGCCTTGCCCGCCTTTGCGATCGGCTCGATCACGCCGGCGCAGTCGGCCACCGTCAGCGCACAGCAGGCGAGGGTGCCGATCGCGGCCTTGATCAGCTTGTCCTGGCTGCGCCACGTCTTGGCCGTGTTCGTCGTCTTGGCCGCTGGCATCTTGAGCAGCAGGTCGGCGACGGTGTGCTCGGCTCCCGTCAGCTTGGCGACCAGCCCGGGCTTCGTGTCGGCGACGTGCTGGTTCGCGGCGATCGCTTCGTTGCGTGCGGTGGCGAGCGGCACGCGGCCGATCACCAGGGTGCGCCCGTCTGGGTGGCGCCACACGAAATAGCCGGTCCGCAGCTCGTACAGGCCGCGCGGCCAATCCTGCTTCCGGCGCGATCGGCGTGCCGGGCTCATGCGGCGGCCCGCAGCCGGTCGACCAGGGACTCGCGCGGCATGTCGCCCGTGATCCGGCGAGCAGTCTGTTCCACGTAGTAGGCCTTTCCGACGAGCTCTGGCGCAGGGTGAATCTGGCCCTCACGGACCCATTTGCGCAGCACCCATGCGCTGGGAGGGGGATCGTAGCGGGTCTCGGCCCAGGCGGTGAGGGTGATCTTCTTGGATGTCACTCTGGCGCCTCCTGCGCTGTGATGGCGCAAAGCGCATCCGCTGCGGCTTCCTCTGGCGTATCACCCTGCCCGCGAGCAATGACCTTGCGGCTCTTGGCGTACTCGGCTGTGCCGGGCTCTCCCTTTGCCGGCTTGTCGGTGATCCATGCCATCCAGCCTGTGGACCGCGTGTAGGCCAACTCGAAGTAGCAGTAGGGGTTTCCTTCCAGCAGCTTCGCGTGCTCGGCAAGCAGGCCCGCCAGCGCCTGCCATGCTGTGGCAGAGGGCTGCGCGGGTGAGTTGAGCAGTTCGCAGATGCGATTCGCCGTAGTCTCGCATTCCTCTCCGCTGCATTCGGCCACCGTAATTCCACGGTCTACCGTACACACGTCCGCCTTGATGACATCCGAGTTACTGCCTCGCCTTGTCAGGCTGACCCAGTATCTTTCATAGGTTATGGCTTGTGCGCGCGGGTCGTCGAACTCCACCGTTGGCTGCGCTGCTGGTGATGCATCGCTTGCGGCGAGGCGGTCGATGGCGACGAACGCAGCTCTCTCAGCCGCTACGCCAGCGCTTGGCGGGTAGACGCCGGGCGCCCCGATCTTGTCGCAGGCATCGCGTACGAGCCGCTTGCAGTCCTCCGCCAGCGCTACGCGGTCTGCTGGTGCTGGGGTCTGGGTGCGTGCGGCTTGCCATGCCGACCACATCGCATCGACGTGTGCAGATTCGTACTTGCCGCTGTCGTTTCGTTCCGTGAACGTCTCGCGCCCGAGCCACTGCTCAAACAGCGCCCGCTCGTTGTCTTGGGTCATGCCTTACCTCCAAACGGTTGTGGCGTGCACGAGTAGGGCAGCATCAGCGGATGCCGCGGGATGCCGTCAGCCGTGAGCGCCAGCGCCATCGGCCTGGCGCCGGCGCCGCGCACCAACTTCATCACCTCGGCTGGTCGCGATAGCCCGCGTGCCTCAGCGCCCCACGCGCACACGAACACCTGCGCCAGGTGCGCGACGATGCCGATCGCCGAATCGTTCTGGTCGCTCACCGGATAACCGGCTGCCTTCAGGTCCTTCGGGTCGGTGGCGATCCAGTCGTACAGGTTCGAGGTGATGTAGCTGCCGCAGCCAAGGCGCTCAGCGAAGCCGCGGAACTTGCGCGATGACTGGTCCTCGCGATCGGCGGCGGCCTTGCTCGGGTTGAGGCAGCACAGGCCCAGCGTCGGCAGGCTGGCATCCCAGCAGCGCCACAGTAGATGGCGGAAGCGGCCGCAGGGCGAAAACACGGCACCGGCGGGCTCCCTGAAGTCGGGGCGGATCATGCGGACGGCTCCGTCAGTTCAACGGCCGCCGCCAGGATCTGCACCACGTCGAAGCCTTCGTAGCCCTTGGCGGTGTCGATCGCGGCGTCGACCACGCTGCAGCCCTTGCGCTCGGCGAGCTTCGTCAGCGCCGCGCCGAGGTCTTGCATGCGCTTCTGGTACTTGTCGCCGAGCAGCGAGCGCGCCGCGTCGCGGCACTCGTAGAGCTTGGTGGCCATGCGGACCTGTTGTTCGGTGGCGGTCATGGCGTCACCCGCTTGAACTCGACCACCCAGACCCACGGGTTCGTGGTCCAGCTGTCGGGGCCGTTGATCTGTTCCCAGACTGCCCGGTAGCCCAGCTTGAAGGTCCCGGCCTTCGAGTGGGCAGGAAACAGCACCTCGCGCCCAGTCGCCTCATCGACACACGGCGCGCCATCGGCCTTCGCATCGGCCTCGCTGATATCCTGGAGCCGCTCCACGCGCACGCCGGTGATCTCCAGGGTGATGCGGCTGGCACAGCGGGGCATGTGGATGGAAGGTCTCGGCTTCGTCCAGTCGCCGCCAATCGGATCGCCGTCCGCCCAATAGCAGATGCGCGAGCCGCTGCCCCATTTCGATGGCGGCACAGCGGCGCATCCATCCGACGCTTCCATGCAATGCGGGCCGCTGAAGGCCTCGCGCACCCACAGTCGATCGCCGATGCTGCCGTAAGGGCAGCGCATTTCGGAGACGTGGCCCCACCACTGGCTGCGCGGGTCATGGATGTCGCCGGTCTCCTCGCCGCGCAGCGCTCCACTCACGTACCACTCAAGGCCGCGCGGCATCTTCCAGGCGCGGCGCGTCTGCGTCTTCGTGCCGGAGAGGATCGCGCGGACCATGGGCGCGCTGAAGAGGATCGGGCGTTCTTTCACGGATACCTCCCCTCAGCCGCCGCCCGCACCTTCGCCGGCCACGCATCACGGTCCTCGCCGTACAGCGCCACGCCAGCCGCGGTGATCGCCTCGTTGTGCTCTTCGTCCGTGCAGGGCTCTTCGTCGTGCTCGGCGCACAGGTCGGGGATCATGCGCAGCATGGCGGCGAGGCACAGCCGGAGCGCGCCGGGCGTGCAGCTACAGGTCACGACCTGGCCGGTGCACGAATGCTGGTCACCGTTCAGCGCGCACAGATCGTCGTCGCAGTCGTCGGCGTGCTCGAAGCGCTCGCCGGCGCCGTTGCAGAGGTCGCAGGGGTCGGCCATCAGTAGCTTCCGTAGTCGTCGCCCTGGCGCTCCTGCCAGGACGCTTCGACGGCCGCGCCGCGGCGTTCCTCGCGAACATCGCGTTCGTTCTCTCGGATGTCCCGCCGCAATTGGGCGACCTGACGCTGCAGGCGTTCGATCTCCTCAGCCGCCTCGCGGATCAGCAGCACGCTCGGCACTGGATGTCGTTGAGCGGCGCGCAAGCGCTGGAGCAGCGTGTCAGTCATTGCCCACCTCTTCATTGCGCAGCGCGCGCTCCACCAGCGGCACCAAGCCGATCCACTCTCGGCCGGTGCGGTCGATCGCCTCAGCCAGCGTGTAGCCAATGCTCTGGAGCCAGTCCGCTCGGTTGAGCACGAGCGCGACGGCGACCTTCTCGCCGGTGGACTGCACAGTCCAGGCATCGCGGCCGCCGCGCTTGGCGTCGCTGGCCTTGCGCAGCAGGTGGTTGAACTCGGCATTGCGGTTGTCGGCCATGCTCACCCCGCGAAGTGCTTGTCGAACAACCGCTCGACCACGTCGATCTGCTTCTCCGTGAGCGACGACGTGTTCTCTCCCTCGCCGGTCTGCTCGACGATCGACTGGATGAACTCGTCTTCCCACTCGTTCACGTCGCGCGTGCCGGCGAGGCCGGCGATGCGCTTGACCTTGGTGTTGAGGGTGGTCATGGTTGTCACGCGGCGGCTTCTTCGAACTTCGTCTCGCTGAGGTAGAGCCGCAGCACCTCGTCGTTCGTTGACGCGTTGGGCGCGTTCTTTACGCCAGCATTGGCGGCGCGGATCAACTCCATGACGCCGGCGAGCGCCGCCTGCCCGATCCCGATGCTGGAGCGCCCCTGCTCGCGCTGCCACGCGAGCATTGCGGCCACGCTTTCGCGCGCCTCCTGCACCTTGGCAGGGTCTTCGCCGTCGAGCTCGCGCAGCGTGGCCCACAGCCACACCAGCGTAGGGGCGTGCTTGTCGCGGCCGAGCAGCACGAACAGTGGTTCGTCAGGCTGCGCGTTGGCATAGCAGTCGTAGGCTCCGGGGTCGTTCTTCGTTCCCATCAGGAAGCTCCTTTGCGATAGGTCTTGGTGAGGTCCGACTTGACGCTGTGCCCGCGCTGCCGAATGGCATTCGCGAGCCGCGCCAGGTCGGCGTGGCCATGGGATGCCTGTCGAAACAGGCCCATGTAGCTGTTGGCCGACGCGAACACCTCGTCGGCCGGCATGTGCTCGATGCGATGCAGCGCCGAGCGCACCGTGCGCGGCCGCGTCACACGGCGCCTCGGCTTGATGACCTGGCCGACGAAGTCGATGCCACGGTCGGCCGCCTGCAGGACGGTCTTGCTCGGATTCAGGCGCGCGTGCAGGCGCTCGGGCAGGAACGACGAGACATCGCTCAGCGCCGCGTTGAGCCACTGTGCGCTCGGGTGCAGCAGCACGAAGTCATCGACGTAGCGCACGTAGTGCGGCGCACGCAGCTTGTGCTTGACGTGCTGGTCGAGGTCGTTGAGAAGCACGTTCGCGAAGAACTGCGACGACAGGTTGCCGATCGGCAGCCCGGTGTCGTCGGGCGCGTTGAACAGGCTCTTGTGCGGCGGTACCAGCTTCAGTAACTCGCGCTCGCCGCGGACCACGACATCACCACGCGGGTCGTGGAAGAGGATCGTCTCGGCCAGAGCCAGCCACCACGGCTCGTGCACCTTGCGCGCCAGCTGCGCGCGCAAGACGTGCTTGTCGATCGCGACGAAGAAGTTCGCGAGGTCGCACTTCAGGTAGAACGCGCGCCGGCTCCAGTTCTCCGTGACGCTGCGCACTTGGCGTTCGAGGCGCTTCGCCGCGTACAGCGTGCCGCGCCCTGGGATGCATGCGCACGAGTCGGCCACGAACGATGCGTGGAAGCGCGGGGCGATGTGGTTGTAGAGCAGATGGTGGACCACGCGATCGCGGAAGTCCGCGGCCCACACCTCGCGCGGCTTCGGCCGGGTGATGACAAAGCAGATCGATCGGCCGGGGCCGTAGGCGCCACTGACCAGATCGTCGTGCAAGTCGAACAGGTTCTGCTCGACATTGGCCTCGAAAGCCAGCGCGCTTGCGCTGTTGCGCTTGGTGCGCCTGCAATCGAGGTAGGCCTGCACCAGCAGGGCGAACAGGCAGGAATCTGCGGACGGCTCGGGCGCAACCTTCGTAGCTCTTGTGGTTGTTGTTCTGGTTGCCGTTGTTGAAGTTGCAATTCCAGGCGTAGGAGGCGCACCTATCGCGCTATGTGGGCCGCCATCCCGAAGGCCTTGGCCGATCAGGACGGAAGCTGCACCGGACGCGGCCCGCGCGGGGGCGGCGGTATCCGTGGTGTGCATGGCGGTGGCCTTGTGGGCCAGCGGCGCGACCAGATTCACTTGGCGCACGGGCATGAGGGCCTTGACCGTCATGCTGCAGGCGCCCTGTTCGCTGTCTTGAGCCAGCCGCCGGCTTGCTTGCCGATGCTACCTAGAAGCTCGATGGACTCGGCCCACAGCTTGGGAGCGAGGTATCGGCTGTCATGGCTGACGCGCAGCAGGACCGTGACGGCTCGCTGCTTGGTCAGCAGCTCCTGGATGTGGCCCGCGCGCAGGTCGCGCTGCGTGGCGTTGGCCAGGGCCATCAGATCCAGCATGTCCACGCAGTGCTGGGTGATCTTCTCGCCCAGGATGCGCTTCATGCTGCGCGGCATCTGCTCCTGCACCTTCACAGCGAGCGAGAGCAGCCGGACGCCGGTCCTGTAGATGGGCAGATCGGTGTGCAATGCCATGGTGGTGGCGGGCTCAGTTTCAAAGGATCAAAGGACCGAAGGAATCAAGCTCTGCGGACGGCTCGGGCGCAACCTTCGTAGCTCTTGGGGTTGATGTTCTGGTTGCCGTAGCCGAAGTAGCAATGCCAGGCGTAGGCGGCGTCGCTCTCGTATTCCTGGCTTGACCAGTGCCACGCCGGTTCCAGGTGAGGCTTGCAGTTCGCGAAGAGCAGCGCTTGCTCCTGACGGTTGGGCAGCGCGCCGCCAACGCTCTCGGCCCACGCCTTCGCGTCGTTCCAGTTGAGCTTCGAGGCCGGCGTCTCGGCCATCAACACCAGGTGGTGCCGCACGTTGCCGTCGGCATCCAGCACGGTGCCGGCGTAGTGCTCACCGGCGCGCAGTTCGATGCTCGCCTCGGGAATGGTGAGCAGCGTGATCTCTTCGGCCTGTGCTTGCAGCTTCTCGATCATTGCGGCCAGTTCGGCCTGCTTGGCCTTCACGGCCTCCATCGTGATCGCGGTCATGGTGCTCCTTGCGGTATGAAAGGATTGAAGGATCAAGCGGCCAGGTGAATCAAGCGGACGGCTCGGGCGCAACCTTCGTAGCTCTTGTGGCGGTAGCTCTGGGCGCCGTTGCGGAAGTGGCAAAGCCAGGCGTAGGAGGCGCCGTACTCTTCGTTGGTCCAGTGCCAGTCGGGCTCGAACTGGGCCTTGGCGTTGGCATAGAGCAGGGCCGCTACAGGGCGCGACGGCAACTGCCCGCCGACCTCGTCGGCCCATGCCATGGACTGCTGCCAGGTCATGCGCTCCTGCGCCTTGTTGGGCAGCAGGATCACGGCGGCGTGCTGGCCGGTGGGCAGCGTCGTGACGCCGGCAAAGATGCCGCCTTCGAGCTCGGCGCCAAGCGCTGGGAGAGAGGCGAACGAGAGGGTCGCGGTTGCGGTGGATTCTTGAGCGATGGCTTCCATGGATTGCTTTCGTGGTGGGTGGGTTGATCAGGCGCCGCGGGCCACGCGGCCGCATGTGCCATGCGTAGCGCTCGCGGCGGCCATGCAGTCGTCAGGCGCAGGCGCCCATCAGCAGAGGCACGGCGCCGATGCCTTGGCGGATGATTTCGATCAGTTCCTTGGCCGCGCCTTCGTGCACGCGGTCTGGGCGCACCAGCTCGTAGAAGAAGCTCACCTTGCCCTGCGAGAGGCGGTACTTGAGGCGCGCGGTGATGCTCCAAGCCGAGCCGGCATGGAACACCGGGATGCCGATCGCGAAGCGCTCGAACATCTGCATCGTCTCGGTGGTACCGGCGTCCGGGTCGGCGATGTAAGTCAGCCGCACGCCGCCGCTCTGCAGCTTCACCGTCGACTTCAGCACGCGCTCCTCGTTGGCCACGAACTCGGTGGCCATCGCATGCATTTGCAGGCTCGTGGGCAGGCCAATGGCCGTCGACGTGATGTCGTCCTCGTGCTCCTGAATCCACTCGGCGAAGTTCACCTGCGGCATCGACTGCGCGTTCTTGCCGACCCACGCCTTCCATTCAGCGCTCATCTCCGGCGAGAACACGGCCTGGTGGCCACGCCAGCCGGCGAGGCCCTTCGCGTGCTCGTCGATCACCGCGGTGAACGTCAGCGCGAAGGTCTGCGGGTCGAACCGGCACCAGGTCACCGTGCCGTCTTCGGCGTGACGCTTCACGTACTCGATGAAGCTGGCCGCGTCGCTGAACGAGGCCTTGGCCTTCGTGCGGCGCGGGTTCGGCAGCAAACCTTCGGTGTCGATCTGCTTGAGCTCGTAGCCCTTGGGGACGGCAATCTGCAGGATGGCGTCGCCCTCGGCGCGCTGCTGCGTGTGCACGATCGCGGCCTTGGGCAGCACGTCGGCCAGCGTCTCGGCGATGTTCTTCTGGTTTTCCATGGTGGGTGGTGGTCCTCGTGGTGGAGTGGTCAGGCCGTACGGATTTCGCCGGTGGCTGGATCGACGGAGCGAACTTCCGCGGGCTTGCTGGACTCGACCGTGCGCAGGTCCAGGCTGCGCTGGTTCGGGTTGTTGAGCGACAGGTTGCCCTCGACGGTCGGCCACAGCAGATCGCCATCGGGCTTGAGCTCCGGCGTCTTGTTCGTGACCTTCGCGAGGATCTCGATCGCGCCGCTGGACTTCTTCAGGTCGAGGGTGATGGTCAGCTTGCCGGCCTTGCCGGTCTCGTCGACACCCTTGACGAGCTCGGCCAGCTGCTCGCTGCACTGGTCGAGGAACAGGCCGCCCTGCAGCAGGCGCAGCGTGTCGGTGATGGGTCGGATGCTCATGTCGTCCTTTCTGGTGGTGGCTGAGCGGGTGGCGATCAGGCCTGCGCGGCCTGGGCTTCGTCGTCGAGCACCACGGCGTGCTCGAACTTGCCGCGGATGGCGGCGCCGAAGTACTTGCCGACGCTCTCGGCCTTGGCCAAGCCTTCGGCGACCTCGGGCGGCACGTCGCGGTACTGGTAGACCTTGTCGCCGCCACTGTTGAAGCGGATGGCCAGCACGCGGTTCACGGCGTCGTAGCCGTGCGCGGCGATCTGGCTGGACTTGACGGGGGTGAGCGGGATCACGGAGGTCCTTTCTTGGTGGTGGTCAGGCGGCGGGGCGCCAGGTGAAAACGCTTGCGTTGCTGGCGTGCTCGCGCCAAGCCTTGTTCTTGGCGATGCGGTCGATCAGCGAGTGATGCACATCGAACTCGGCTGCGAGCTTCAGCAGCGACTCGCCGGCGGCGCGGCGACGGCGGATCTCGCGCGCCTTGTCCATGTCCAACTTGGCCTGAGAAGCGCGCTTCAGCCGCTGCTGGTGAGCGACGCGGTCGATGCTCCTGGCGAGCAGCCCGCGCTGGCTTGCGAAGGCCATCTGCTGCCTCTTGGTCACCGGCAGCATGTGCTCCAGGTTCAGGCACAGCGGATTGCCGCAGCCCTTCGGCCCGTACATCGTCACGTTCCGGTTCTCGCACAGCGGGCCCTTGAAGTACTCCCAGACCCATCGACGCAGGCGCACTGTGTAGTTGGGAGGGCCATCGCTGGCGCAGGGTCCGCCGTCGCCTGACCGTCCGCCTGTCCAGACGAGGCACCCGCCGTCCTCGATGCAGCGCGCGTAGATGGATTCGGGGGTCAAAGCCATCACCGTGCACCCTGGGCCGGGAAGGGCCACGCGGCGCGCGGATTCAGCACGCCACCACCACGCAGCGGCATCGCGTCTTCGTCGTCGATGTCGCCTTCGTCGTCCTCCTGGTCGAGCAAGTCGTCCTCCAGCGGATCGGAGTGCTTGCGCTGGACGGCGGCCAGCCGGGCCGCGCGGATCTGGCGGCGGCTCATGCTGCGGCTCGCAGAGACTTCTTCTCGAACACGCGAACGCCCGGGAGCTTCGTGTTCGCACCGAGGCCGCGCACGTAGGCGCGCAGCTTCACCTCGTCGGCGCGAACAAGGCTCACCAACTCGGGATGCGCGGCGATGTGCTTGACCAGATCGGCGAGGTTCTCGACCTCGAAATCGAAGGACTTGGCCGTGCTGATGCCGGTGGCCCTCACAGGAACCGCGGTCACCACTGGCGCGACGATGACCTGGGCTGTCTGCTGGATTGCGGCGACTTCGAGCGCGGCGTTCTGCGCGACGGTCTCGGCCTGTCGGGTAGCAGCCGCTGCGGCCGCGGCATCTGCCTCGCGCTGACGGGCGGCGGCGGCTTCGGCCTCTGCCGCTGCGGCAGCGTCTCCCGCAGCCTTCGCCGCGGCGGCTTCGGCGGCCAGGCGGTCATGCTCGGCCTTGGCCGCAGCGGCGCGCGCGGCTTCCTCACGGGCCAGACGCTCACGCTCGGCCGCGGCGGCCTGCTCGCGCGCCCGCGCTTCCGCCTCGAGCCGAGCTCGCTCCGCCGCGGCGGCTTCCTCGGCCTTGCGGCGGGCCTCGGCAGCGATGCGCTCCTGCTCTTGCTGGTAGCCCAGCATCTTGGCCTTGATCGTGTCCTCGGCCGATTTCAGGAACGAGGCGGGGCCGCGGAACAGGTCATTGATCGCTCGCAGCGCCTGGTTGATCGGGCCGGTGATCGACGTGCGCTGCTCTTCGATGCTGTTCGCCTTGGTCTTGATGGCCTTGAGCTCGTCGGCGGCCAGCGAGTAGGTTTCCGGGGAGTCGATCACCATCGACTCGACCATGCGCAATGCAGCCTGCGCGCGCTGGGTCATCTGCGCCTCGTCGGGGGTCTGAAGGGAGGCAAGGGCGGCGAGGGGATTCACTTGAGGTTCCTTTCGTTCCAGCGGTAAGAGGTGAGCTTCGCGAGGAACACCGGCCAGTCGTTCGGCTCGGCGAACTCGTGGAGCTTGTAGGTGCCGTCGTTCTTGAGTTGCAGCGCGGCGCGCTTGTAGGGCCCGTCGTAGCCGAGCCACCCCTTGGGCAGCGCGTTGACGTAGGCCGCCGTCTGCAGCCCGACAGCGGGGTTGATCGACAGGGGCGTCTTCCAGTCCACGAGCCAGCGCGCGCCGTCGAACTCGGTGATCAGGTCGAGCTTCCCGGCGTATCGGTGCAGCGGGTGATGCACGATCTGCTCGGTGGCGACGACGTGCGTGCACTTGTGCTGCTTGAACAGCCGGTACGCGTCGAGGTAGGGGCGGACCTGCGCGTGCACCGACTCCTCGACGAGGTCGCCCGCATCGTCCAGTTCGCAGGCGAGGTGCACCGCCGTGCCAAGCTCGGCTTTCGCCTGCAGCACGTCGGGCGCCACGCGCGAGAAGTCGTAGCAGTCCTTCAGGACCTGGGTGACGGATGGCACGCGCACGCCGTCGATGGCGTATTCGTGCTTTTCGGGCTCGAAGGTGACCATCACGCCATCGCCAGCAGTTCAGCCTTCAGGGCGTCGAACTTGTCGACGGTGATGGTCGTGTCGAGGGCGGCGATGCCATGCCGGGACAGCAGTTGCTTGACGGCCTCGGCATCGAGGTCGATCGACGCGATCTTGTTCTCCAGGTACTTGACCTGGCCGGCGTTGATGCATGCCGCCTGCGTCGCCGCTGGCGCATTCGGCTTGTCTTTGAAGGCCACGTCCTGCGCCTCGCCATTGGTACTCATCGGCGGCGACGAGTCGGTCGCGCTCTTGCGCTGAGGCATCAGCGGCGCGCCGCGCACCACACCGGTGTCCGCGTCGATCTGGTCGGCATCCAAACTCTTGCCCTCCATCTCGTCGGCGGTCGGCGCGGAGCCGACGGCGTCGGGGAAGCCCTTGCGCAGCGCCTGCGCCTCGGCGCACTTCGCCAACTGCCCATAGGGGCGCTTCTTCCACATCGCGTTCGGCGCGCTGCTCTTGCGGCTCTTGGTGGCGTAGTTCTCCTTCCAGCGCTCGATCGCGCTGTAGGCCACAGGCGCCGAGAGACCAGGCAGCAGGCGGTAGACGGTGACCCGGCACCATGCCGGGAAAGTGATCTGCACGCCATCGAGCGCCTCGACGACGTCGGGGCCGAACTCGGGCTCGCTCTGGCCGGCGTACTGGCCCGTGCGTTGCGCCTTGGTGCGGTACAGGCCGATCCCCGGCATCACCACGTCGCGTGACTCGGTGATGTCCCAGCCATCGCTGTCCTTGCGGCCGGTGGGGACCTGCATCGGCACGATGTGCACCGGCTTGTCCATCGGATCCAGGTCAGCGGCCTTGCAGTAGCCAAGGACGGCAGCGACGCTCTCAATCTTGGCGCCGGGGTAGTGGCTGTCGCGCAGCGTCGCGATCAGTTCATCGCGGGAGATCGGCGCGGCAAGCGCGCCTTCCGCCTTCGGGACGATGTTGGACACGAGCGAGTTCCTTGTTGGTGTGGGACAGGGATCAGAAAGCGCGAGGGCCAGTGACGTAGCGCCACAGCGCGCGCAGCGTGCGTGCGATCCGACGGGCCGCCGGCTCGCGGTGGTGCTCGATGGCGCCGGGCGCGAAGGGGTGGCGGCTCATCACAGACCTCGCGACGCGATGAGGATGGCCGCCGCGATCGCGCCGAGCACGATGGCGCCGAAGAAGTGCAGAGCCTTCACGCCAGCACCCCCGGAAGGCGATAGCCCGCGGGCGCGTGCTGGTTCCAGAGCGCGCCGCTCGGGTCGACCTCGCGCTGCAGGATCCGCAGCTGCGCGCGCTCGTCGGCGCCGCGCATCCACACCTTGTGGTCGTCGCTGAACTCGTAGGCGAACTCGTGCGACTGCAGCAGCCGGATGTAGGCCTCGCGCTGCACGCGGCGCGCGATCACTGTGGACGACTCGATGTCGTCGAGGATGCCCGCGAAGATCGGGTGCAGGTCGCGGGCGATGACGGCGGCGTCACTCACGGCGACTTCCCTTCGGGTCCCACAGGACCATGCCGAAGACGATGGCCATCACGAGCAGCGGCCAGAGTGCGATGAGGGGGCTCACGCTTCACCCCCGATGGCGACGATCAGAGGAGCCTGTTCGTTGGCGTAGGCGGACGCGATGGTTTCGCGCAGCGTGACGACGTCGGGGCAGTGGCTGAAGCGCAGCACGCTCAGCAGCGCCTTGCCGACCACGTCCAGATGCATGGCTTCGGCGACGGCTTCGCCGATCGGGCAGGGCTTGACTACATCGCCAGACACGCGGTGCTCGACATGCGGCACGGTGTTGCGCTCGCCGCGCAGCGCGTTGAGCATCGCGGCGCGAAGCGATTGGCGCGCGTGCTCGATCAGTGCGAGGCTATCGCGGTGCGGCGCGACGGCGTGGGCGGCTTCGTAGCCGACGTGAATCTCGGGACGGTATTCGTGCTGCAAGCCCATCGCGTTCTCCCATTGGTTGGTGGTGCGATGGGAGCAGTCTAGGCACAGATGCCTTAGACGTCAAGGCATATGTGCCTTACGATGCCGACGGGTCTGCCAATTCAGTTACCTAATGCATTACGTAGTTTGGCTGCGACTGTTCCGGCATTCGCGCCCACAGGCTCACGCAGTGAGCTACCGTCGAGGAATAGTCGGTGTAACCGAGTGCTTTTCGGCCAATCGAGCCTAGCGAGCATCGGCGTAGATTGTCGAAGTGACCTGGATGTTGTTGGGGGGCAAGAAAGAATGAACGATCCCTGGTTGTGCCTGACGGCACGCCGCGATGGCGAAGTCTTGGTTGTTGCGGCAGAGGGGACGCTCACGCTCCCCGGCATGCGCCAGGTCGCTGCCGAGACGGCGCGCGAGCTTCAATTGGAAGATGCGAGGGCGGTGCTACTTGATCTGCGGCGACCCATCCATTGCCTGACCGAGGCTGACTGGCAGCAGCTCTACGTGGATGCGCGGGGGCTTCGGGAGAGCATCAGCCCGCCAGTCATGCTCGTGGTCCCTAGAGCTTGCCGGGAGCCGGCGGACAAGCACTGCAGGAAGATGGCCAGGGACGGCGCCGTCAGGCTCGTGGCCAGCGACTTCAGGGTTGCGCTTTCCTGGTGCGCTGACTGGCGCGTGCACTGGCCTTGGCCGCCGATGGCGCAAGCTCCTTCTTCGGCTCGTCGCGCGCCGGCCCCTGCATCACATCGAGCAGCGCCTGCATCGCTGCGTCGACAGCTGCTCTCCTAGCCTCGGGTGAAGAGAACGCGTCGAGCCTTCGCTCGAGGTCGGCGACGTCAGGGGCAACGTTGGGTGCGTCGAGACCCCGTGACAGGGCCTCAAGGCGCTTGAGTTCGCGTTCCTTGGCGACCGGGGTCAGGAACCGGAAGCAGGTGACAAGTGCCCCTTCGGGGCCGCTCAGTTCGTCCATTGTGATCCCCCGCCGTCCGAGGTTCGGGGCGATCATCTGCCATGGCTGCAAACCGAATTGTTCGGCCAGGGCTTCGATCTTCTCGAGCGTCGGACTATTCTTTCCCTTCTGCATCCGCCAGACCGTCTTCTGATCGATCTTTCCTTCCTTGGCGGCCGAGCCTGTGCCCCGCTCCCCGAGCAGTTGGGTCAGGTTCTCCGAAAGGTACTCGCGCGCTCTTTTGATCACTAGGCAAGTTTGCCAAGCCTCAAAGGAGCCAGAGCAAGGCAAATGTGCCTTGACTGGTAAGGCAAGTGTGCCTAGGATGGAGGGGTGGATCATCAGACCGACCTCCTAGACCGCGTCGTAGCCGAGCTTGCTAACCGCAAGGGCGACCTGCTCAAGGTGTCCCGCGAGAGCGGTGTCGCCTACGACACGGTGCTTCGCATCAAGAACCGCGAGAACGACCCGGGCTATTCCAAGGTTCGGGCGTTGGCCGTCTATTTCGGCTTCCTCCCTGCGGACGCGCACGACCCGGCCCTCGTCAGGGCTGCGGCTTAGCGCCGAACTGCCGTGCAAGCAACGTCATCTCCGTCGACGCCATGAGCAACGCGCGAACCAAAGAAGCACGCACCGCACGAGAGGCCCACGCATTGACGCTCTCGGCCCGGCCGACATCGTCAGCCCTGGCCGGCAAGTGCACGGTGCCGGTGAAGACCTTGGTCACCGACGAGGTGGACGACGACCTGCGGCGCTTTGCCGCTCGCCACGGGTACCCCTCGGTGTCTGACTGTTTGCGCGAGCTCATTGTTGTTGCCCTCTATGGCAGTGACTACATCGCGAGTCTCCACAAGAACCGGATCAAGGCGCTGGCACAGAACATGGCCGGAATCGGGACGGAGGGCGGCGCGGAATGAACCGCCGCAAGCTCGTGGAACAGCTGGCCCCCAGTGCACCTGCTTGTTTTCCGACCCGGCTCGGCTGGATCGAGTACCTCGGCGCCGCAGCTGAGGCCCAGCGCGGCAAGGGCGGGCAGGGCGGCGACGGCGAGCCCGGCCCGCTGATCCTGGAGGCCGGCAAGCCCGTGCGCTTCAACTGGCGTTTCGATTACTGCGCCGACTGCGCCTTCACGCAGCTGGAGCGCATGGACCTCGCGCAGATCGGTGTCTGCCAGCCGGACCACCTGCGCCGGCGCGAACCCAAGACGGAGGCCGCCAATGCATGAGCAGTTGGACCTTCTGTCGGGCGTGCCGCTGCGGCCGCCGATGTCCATCGCGCGCGCGGCGGGTGAAGAGGCTGCGGAGCGCTGCCTTGCGAAGGCCAAGCGCGTGAGCGATTTCGACGCCGACGGCGCCGGCAAGTTCATCTGCAGCTGGCTCGATCGCCATGGGCAGATGAGCGGCGAGGACCTCGTCGAAGCAGCGAAGGCCCACGGCTTCCGCGGGCACGACGACCGCTGCTTCGGCGGTGTGTTCCAGCGCCTCGTGAACCACAACCAGATCCGCGTGATTCGCTCCGACCTCCCGCGCAAGCGCGGCAACGGTACGAGCGGCGGAAAGCTCTACGGGAGGGTTCGATGAGCACAGAGTACAAGCCCCGTCCTGGATCGACCGCTGACCTCGCGCTGCAGCAGCTGCGCATCCATGGCCCGATGTCGCGCGACGCGCTTGCGCTCGCGATCGACAAGCCCGGCGATGAGATCCGCGCCCTGATGGGCTACGCGGTCAACCTCGGCCTTATTGCCGTCGAGCAGCGCCCCGATGGCTCGTGGTTCAGTCTTGGCGACGGCAAGCCGAAGGCCGAAGCGCCGACGCCCGCCGCTCAGCAGCAAGAGAACGCCCCCAAAGGGCCCCTAACCGCGGTGCAAACGCGGGTGCAAGCCGAAGCGACGGAGGCGTGCTCAGGCGCCGGCGCTGGAACGCCTGAGCGCACGGGGCCCGCTTCCATTCCCCAGGATTCAACCCAGCCTGACGGCGCAAACGGGTTGAGTGGTGACGGCGGCGGCTTCGGCCGTCGCCCGAGCCGTTCGACAACGCGCGCAGCTTCCATGAAGAGCGACAAGCAACTCCCCCCACCGGGGGACCTGCCCATCGCACTGTGGAGCGACGGCACGCTGCAGATCCAGCGTGACGCTGATGACCTGGTGCTCTTCACGCGTGACGAGGCGCGGCAGCTCGTTGCCTACCTCGATTCGATCGCGCTCGACTCAGTGCGAGAGGCTGCATGAACAAGCACCCGATCAGCAACCACTTGCCGCCGATGGTGCGCGATGCGCTGGTGTCCGCGGGGCAGGCGCGTGACTACGACCTCATCGACGAAATCACAGACAAGGCCGCGAAGACCTATCCAGAGCTCGTGCACGAGCGCAGGGTCTGCCGACCCGAATTCGCGCCGCTGCCCCGCGTTCGCTGAACCACAACAAAGCGCTTTAAGCGCATAGGAGAACTCGCTTTGCTCACCGGACAGTACATCCTGCCCATCGCTCACGAACTGATTGTTGACCTGTTCGCCGGTGGCGGCGGCGCCAGCACTGGCATCGAGCGCGCCACCGGCCGCCACGTCGACATCGCGATCAACCACGATCCCGAGGCGGTCAGCCTGCACCAGGCGAACCACCCGCAAACGCAGCACTTCGTCTCGGACGTGTTCGAGGTCGACCCGGTCGCAGTGTGCGGCGACCGGCCGGTGGGCCTGCTGTGGGCGTCACCCGACTGCAAGCACTTCAGCAAAGCCAAGGGCGGAAAGCCCCGTAGCAAGAAGATCCGCGCGCTGGCCGACGTCATTGTGCTGTGGGCGGAGAAGGTGCGCCCGCGCGTCATCTGCATGGAGAACGTCGAGGAGTTCAAGACCTGGGGCGAACTCGACGACGACGGGTATCCGATTCCCGAGCGCGCGGGCGAGCTGTTCAAGGAATGGCGCCGCAAGATCGAGGCGCAAGGCTACGTCGGTGAGTTTCGCGAGCTTCGCGCCTGCGACTACAACACGCCGACGATCCGCAAGCGACTGTTCGGGATCTTCCGCTGCGACGGCGAGCCGATCGTATGGCCGGAGCCCACGCACGGGCCGGGGCGCAAGCCGTACCGCACGGCGGCCGAGTGCATCGACTGGTCGCTGCCGTGCCCGAGCATCTTTGAGCGCGACAGGCCGCTGGCCGAGGCCACGATTCGACGCATCGCGCACGGCATCAAGCGCTACGTGCTCGACACGGCGAAGCCGTTCATCGTGCCGGTGACCCATCCAACCGACGCGCGCGTGCACTCGATCGACGAGCCGCTGCGCACGATCACCGGCGCGAATCGCGGCGAGCTCGCGCTGGCGTCGCCGACGTTGATCCAGACGGGCTACGGCGAACGCCCCGGCCAAGCGCCGCGCGTGCCTGGGCTCGACAAGCCGCTCGGCACTGCGGTCGATGGACAGAAACACGCGCTCGTCGCGGCCTTCCTCGCGAAGCACTACGGCGGGAACGAGACGCCCGGCTGGCCACTCGACAAGCCGATCAGCACGGTGACGACGCAGGACCACCACCACCTAGTCAGCGCGCAGCTGGTGGGTTGTGGTGGCCGCGCCGGCCAGAGCCGCCCGCGCGAGGCCGCCGAGCCGGTGCAGACGATCACGGCCAAGGGCGACACTTGCCTGGTCACCTCGCACCTCGCGAAGCTGCGCGGCACCAGCTCGAGCGCGGCCACCGATGAACCGCTGCACACGGTCAGCGCCGGCGGCACGCATCACGCCGAGGTCCGCGCGCTGCTGCTGAAGTACTACGGCACTGACCAGGATCCGAACCTGCGCGAGCCGCTGCACACCGTCACCACCAAGGATCGCTTCGGCCTGGTGACCGTGAAGGGCGAGGACTACTTCATCGCCGACATCGGTATGCGCATGCTGCAGCCGCGTGAGCTGTACCGCGCGCAGGGCTTCCCCGAGAGCTACATCATCGACCGCGGCGCCGACGGACGGGTGCTGTCGAAGGCGGCGCAGGTCCGCATGTGCGGCAACAGCGTCTGCCCGCCGCTGGCGAGCGCGATCGTCGCGGCGAACTACAGCGAGCAGCAGGCGCTGCGGAGGGCCGCGTAATGCCGTCAGCCCTCCAACTCATCCACCCGCGCCCGCGCCGCGCCGGTACCCAGGCGCCACGCAGTCTCCTCGTCGGGCAGCAGCCGCGGGCTCTTGCCAAACACATCGTCGTCGATGGCGTAGGCCCAGCGCCAGGCGTGCTCGCGCTCCTGCGTAACGGTCACCCTGATCCGGTGCCGACGGTGCGTCTCGGTGCGTTCGAGTTCCTTCATGGGCAAGCCTATTCCAACGCCAAGCGCACTACTGTGCGCAGGTACGGCCAGCCGCTGCCGACCAGGGCAACAGCTGCGAAGATAGCGGCCCACTTGGCCCACCTCGCTGAGGCGCCGGCGTGCCTGGCAGCCTCACTTGCGGCGTCTGCTGACTTTTCTGCGGCCTCAGTGGATCGTCTCATGAGGTCGCGTTGTTCGGCCTCGCGCGCGGCCTTCAGGGCTCCATCTCGCCGCTCTGCCCATGCTGCCAGGAGCATTCTCTGGCGAACGTCCAAGCGCCCAGGCTCGTTCAGGCTGTCCAGGGCCTTCACGCCGTTCCGCGCTACCCATGCGTCCACTTCGCTGATCGACTTCACGTCGAACGGTTCCATGCGGCCCTCCAGTCTCGATCATGGGGGAATGGTATGCCGGTGACGCGCCCAGCGCTGCGCTACCACGGCGGCAAGTTCAGGCTCGCGCCGTGGCTTATGCAGTTCTTCCCGCCACATGGCTGCTACGTCGAGCCATTCGGTGGCGCTGCCGGCGTGCTGCTGCAGAAGCCGCGCGTCTACGCCGAGATCTACAACGACCTGGATGGGGAGATCGTCAACTTCTTTCGGGTCGTGCGGGATCCTGCGCTGCGCGCGGACCTCATCGAGGCGTGCCGCCTCACGCCTTATGCGCGCGAGGAGTTCGACCAGAGCTACGAGCCGACCGACGATCCACTCGAGCGAGCGCGCCGCACTTGCATTCGAGCAGCCATGGGCTTCGGGTCCGCCGGCGCCACGAAGGCCACCACGGGCTTCCGCACTGATACGCGGCGCAAGTACGGCACGGCGCAGCACAACTGGGCCGAATACCCCGCGGCGCTGGGTCCCATAGGCGAGCGCTTCGCCGGCGTGCTCATCGAAAACCGAGACGCGATCGAAGTGATCCAGTCGCACGATGGGCCGGACACGCTGCACTTCGTCGACCCGCCATACGTGCACGAGACGCGTCACATGCGCAACAAGGGCGGCTACCGGCACGAGCTCGATGATGCGGGCCACGAGCGATTGCTGCAGGCGCTTGCCGTCGTCGACGGCATGGTGGTCCTGTGCGGCTATGCCACCGAGCTCTACGACGCGGCGCTGAGGGGATGGCAACGCCATGAGACGCGCGCCCGCATCAGTGGCGGCCGTGGCACCTCGATTCGCACCGAGGTCGTCTGGCTCAACCCTGTGTGCAGCGAAGCGCTCCAGCGCTCGAGCGGCGGCCTGTTCGCGGGGGTGGCTGCATGAGGTGGCACGTCAGCTTCCGCTGCGACCCTGTTGGGCGAGTCCTGGCGGATCGCCACTACAACCGCCAGTCGGTCGGATCGCCGCAGTTCGTGCCGCCCGGCGAGTGCGTCGTGCTGCATAGCGTGTGCGGCCGCGCCGTTTGGGTCACGCTCTCGCAGCAGGCCCAGTACGTGAAGCACGACTGGCCTAACGCATGGATCAACAGCCTGTTCCGCAATGAGGGCGCTGGGCTGTCGTCCGAGCTGATCCGCAAGGCCATCGCCGCCACGCTCGCGCGGTGGCCGGTGCCGGCGCCGCGCGGCATGGTGACCTTTGTCGATCCAAAGAAGGTGCGTCACAAGCGCGATCCGGGCCGCTGCTACATCAGGGCGGGCTTCCGGCGCGTTGGCCTCACGAAGGGCGGGCTCGTAGTGCTGCAGATGCAGCCTCAGGACATGCCCGAGCCATGCGCGGCCATCGGTGCGCAACACGCCATGGAGTACGCCGCTTGAGCACAGCCATCATGGGACTCTGCTGGCCGCTCCAGGTGCCGCCCACGCCGAAGGCGGTGCTGATGTCGCTCGCCGACCAGGCGAACGATCAGGGCGTGTGCTGGCCGGCAATTGGCAGCATCGTCAAGCGCACCTGCCTGTCCGAGCGAGCGGTACAGAACGCGATCAGCTGGCTGCAGCAGTCCGGCGTGCTCGTGCTCAAGCGAGAGCAGGGTAGGGCCACGACGTACCAAATCATCCCCGATGGGCTCGGCACGCAAGACTTATTCACAGCCCCCGCACGACATGCACCCCCGCAGCAGGTGCACCCCCGCACCACCGACACCACCCCACCGCAGCAGGTGCACCCCACCCCCGCAGGAGATGCACCCCACCCCCGCACGACGTGCACCCAGAATCGTAATAGAACCATCAAGGAACCCAAACAGAACCGTAAGTCACCCGGCGCCTTCGACGCCGAGTCGATGGTCCTGCCGGCATGGCTCGATCCGAGCGACTGGTCCCGATGGGTCAAGGACCGCAAGGACCGCAAGAAGCCGCTCACCGAGGAGGCGGCAAAGCTCAGCATCGCGATGCTCGACAAGCACCGCGCGGACGGCTTCACGCCGCAGCAAGTCATCGACAACGCGATCGCGGCTGGCTGGCAAGGGCTCTACCCACCGATCGGCAACAAGCGCTCCAGCACGCCGGCGGTCGACATGGCGCACTGGTGGCGCACCGACGCCGGCGTCGATGCCAAGGGCGCCGAACTCGGCATCGAGCGTGGCAACGCCCCAGGCACCTTCGAAGCTCGCGTGTGGGTCGCCGCGGGTGATGGGCCATGGTGGGATGACACCAAGGCAACGACGTACCGCATCGCCAAGAAGCTGCGTGAGGAGGGTGTACTGGCATGACCTACTCCAGCGCCAAGCGCCAGATCCACCGCCAGCAGATCGCGCGCCGCGCCGCCGCGTTGTCGGCAGAGCTGAAGAACCGCGCCCGGCCGGATCCGAAGGCCTGGGCATGGGCGCTCAGGGCCCGCGAGGAAGCCGGCGAGCGCCTGAACGAGCACGAGCGGCGCATGTGGCGCGAAGCGCTGCAGTGGGAACTGGAGGCCGGCTGTGAGCAGTGAGGTCCTCGAGCGCATCGTCACCACGCGCGAGGACGCGCACCGCGCGGCGACGCTCTGCTACCAGCATGCGCAGGCGCTGATCGCGAATGGCGTGCGCGTGCGCATCACCGCGGAAGAGCAGGAAGACGACCGCACTCTGCAGCAGAACAGGTTCTATTGGGGCCCGTGCCTGAGCGAGATCAGCGAGCAGGCCACGATCAACAGCCAGCGGTACACGATCGACGCGTGGCACGAGTTGTTCAAGCGCCAGTTCCTCGGCTACGAGGTGCTGCGCGTGCACGTCGCCGGCCGCAAGCGGCCGACCATCATCCGCCGCCTCCGCAGCACCACGAAGCTCAAGGTCAAGGCAATGAGCAAGTACCTCGACGAGGTGCAGGCGTTCGCCGCGACCGAGCTGGGCGTGCGGTTCAGCGTGCGCAATTGGCAGGAGTACACGGGGTGAGCCAAGACAACGAACTGATGTTGACCATCGTCAGCCAGGCGAACCAGATCAGGCACCTGGGCGAGCAGCTGGGCGTCGTGTCGCAGGCGATGCAGACCCAGCAGCAACAGCACGCCGAGGCTATCAAGGCCAAGGATGCCGAGATCGCCAGACTGCGCGCCACCAGCCCGCCGTTGCCGGCGCCGCCGGGCCCGATCGACACCGAAGGCGGAGCGCCCGACTGATGGCCGAGGCCGGCTTTCGCTGCTACCTGAAGGGCTACAAGGGCCCCGGTGCGGTGCCGCCGGCGAAGCGCCGCGTGCCGAAGGACCCGCCGCCGACCAAGGCCGAGGCCGAGCACATGGGCCGCGTGAAGCGCCTGCGCTGCGTGCTGTGTGTCCGGCTCGGGCTGGTGCAGGAGAGCGTCACCGACGTCCACCATCTGCGCGAAGAGCAGGGCGGTGCACAGCGGGCATCGAACTGGCTCACCGCTGCGCTGTGCCACGAGCGCTGCCACCAGGGTGCGAACGGCATCCACGGCGACCGCGCGCTGCTGCGGCAGGCCAACTGCACTGAGCTCGACCTGCTCGCCTGGACCCTGGAGGATCTCGCAGCATGCCGTGCCTGACCTGCGCCAAGGCCGCGATGCGCGACACCGCCGACCAGGAGCGCGACAAGCTGTTGCGCCGCATGGCCGCGCTCGGCGCGATCAATTGCACGCTGAGCCCGTTCCGCGCCACGTTCTTTGCGCTCGACGCCACCTGTACACGCTACGTCGAGGCAGACCCCGACACCGTCGCCAAGCGTCAAGCCTGGGCGGCGAAGAACCAAGCAACCCGAAAGGACCCCCGCATGACCTGCATTGCCTGGGATGGGACGACGCTGGCCTCCGACAAGCGCGCCAGCAGCAGCGGCTTCCCGATAACCGTGACCAAGATATTCCGCACCGCGTACGGTCTCGTCGGGCTCGCCGGCAGCGGGCCGGTGGCTCGCGCGCTGCTCGCCTGGGTGAACGACGGCATGGACCCCGCGAAGTGGCCGGCGTGCGCCGAAGAATCGGACGCCGAGATCATGGTGATCACGCCCGACGGCAAGTGCACGAGCTACGGCGCACGGCCGTACCCGCTGGTCATCGAAGACGGCTACGCCGCGGTCGGCTGCGGCCGTGACTTCGCGCTCGCGGCGATGTACCTGGGCAAGAGCGCCGAGGAGGCCGTCGAGGTCGCATGCGCGCTGGACATCCACTGCGGCAACGGCATCGACGCGCTCACGCTGCAAGAACCGCAGCCGTGAAATCCATCGAGCACCACCTCATCGCCTACGCCAAGAAGGTGCTCGGCGGACTCGGCGCAGAAGCCGGCATGGACCGCCAGCGCATGCGCGAGCACCTACACGCGTGCATCGACCGCTGGCGCGCCGCCTACGGCGACCAGGTGGCCGACCTCGTCTACACCGAAATCAAGGGCGCCTGGAAGGCGCAGAGCACGTAGTATCTCGACAACTCAACGGAGGCCAATGATGGTCCAATGGAAATCCCTTGAAGACGCGCTCGCCGATCCGATCTTCAACCAGTGCAGATCCATCGTCGGAGCGAAAACGGAGTCGCAGTCTGAGGCTCTGATGCGCGCCCTGCTGCACTTTGGGTCGTTCGCCATCAACGAGAGATCGGCCGGCGGCGTTCGCTGGGAGGCGCCGACCCCTATGGCCGCGGTCGTCTCGCTCGGCGATGTCACTGTCGAGATGAGGCGCAAAGAGACAGTGATTCTCAAACTCGCCATCCCTCAGATGCTTGTCCACCGCATCGATGTCGAAGGGGCGCCGCTAACATGAAGCACAAGGTATCCGAGCTGGAAGGCGCGCAGCTGGCGCGTGCTGTTGCCATGGCCTGCGGCTATCGCGTTGAGCATGAGGTCGAATGGGACGTATGGCTGCCACCGGAGGCCACGCCGGACGCTTCGCCATGCCACTCGTTCGGCGAACACGGCTGGCGCCCGGACAAGAACTGGGCGCACGGCGGCCCGATCATCGAGCGCGAGCGGATCACGGTGAGCAGTCTGCTTGATCGATCCTTCCAAGCCTCTTGGCATCCATGGGAGACCGAATACGACCCATCGGACATGGGGGTGGAGCAAACCGGGCCAACCTATCTGATCGCCGCCATGCGCGCCTACGTCGCCAGCAAGCTGGGCGAGGAGGTCGACCTGCCATGAGTCTCCTGATGCTTGGCCCCTGGCTGGCCATCGCTGCGGTGCTCGTCTATCGCTGGTGGCTGCTACGGCAGATCGCGAAGCGGCAAGCGGTGACCACGCGCGCATACACCGACGCGGCCGCGCGCGTGATCGAGTGGGAGCGCGCCGAGTACGAGGCGCGCCGGCCATGATGTACCTCTGCCTCGACCTGTGCCCACGCCCTGGCACCGACATGCTCACCTTCGACACGGTGGCCGAGGTCCTGGCCAACCCATCCGTGCAGACCGACGCATGGCTGCGCAACTGGCAGGTCTTCACCGATGCAGAGGCTGCGCAGCGCTACGCCGACGCCAGCCCGACCATCGTGGTGATGCCGCTGGTGCTGCAGGATGGACCGGTTCCGGGCTTTGCTCGGTAGCCTCGCTCCGCCGTTGCATTCCAGAAATCCCATGTGATCGTCAGCCTCGTCGCGAAAGCGGCAGAGCGAGTCTCCTGATCAAGGAGTTGTCCCGGGGCCCAGCGCCCCGGTCTTTTCGGTGGATCGCTCGCCGCGCAATTCAACGAGGCACGATCCATGTCCCAGTCGCGCAGGAGCAGCGGCAAGCCGGCCGGCAAGGCGCCGGCGAAGAAGACACCGAAGCGGGGTAGCTCAACGGCAGAGCAGCGGGTTCATACCCCGAAGGCAGCTGGATCGACACCAGCCCCCGCTACCACCCCCAAGCCCACCGCCAAACGCGCCCCCGCCAAGAAGGCGGCACCCCCGAAGCCTGCGCGCAAGAAGGCGCAGCCAACCGAGCCGGCGCAGCCGTCGGCCGCAGGCACCGCCCAGCGCCTGCTCGCAGCAGAGCCGGCACCAGACCCCGAGACGGGGCTGCACCCGCGCGTGCGCGCCTTCGCCGACGAGTACCTGCGCGACTTGAACGGGACGGCCGCCTATCTGCGCGTGCACCCGGACGCCAAGGTGAGCACCGCTGCGACCGAGTCGTGCCGCATCCTCAGAAACCCCAAGGTCCGGGAATATGTCGCAGCGCGCCGCGAGCAGATGGCGTTGGCGGTCGACTTCAGCAAAGAGGACGTGATCCGCGAGCTCGTGGCGCTTGTCCGGGCGGATCCCAACGAGCTCACGCAGATGCGGCAGATCTCGTGCGACGAGTGCTGGCCGCCGGAGAAGGACGAGGGCGGGGAAAAGCGGTTGCCCATGTGGACCGAGCCGAACCCTGAGTGCCCGCACTGCAACGGCAACGGCATCCCGCGGCCGTGGTTCGCCGACACCCGCAAGCTCTCGCCGGCCGCGCGCCGGCTGTTCAGCTCGGTGCACGTCACGCGCGACGGCATGCGCATCAACCTGCGTGACCAGGATGGCGCGCTGGACAAGCTCGCGAAAGTGTTCGGCGCCTACGAGGAAGACAACAAGCAGAAGCAGGGCACACTTGCCGAGGCCCTCAGCGAGTTGTTCGGCCAGCTGCACAGCGCCGGCGGATCCCGGCTGCCGATCGCGGGGCGCGGTAAATGACCGAGGTCGCGGACATCGAGTCGGTCCTGGCCACGCTGGGCCCGCAGTTCAGCGACCCGCTCTGGCGCCTCGACAACCTGTATTGGATCGTCGACAAGGACGGCCGCACGGTCAAGTTCAAGCTCAACGACGAGCAGCGCGCGTTCGTCACGAACCTGTGGACGCGCAACCTGATCCTCAAGGCGCGGCAGCTCGGGTTCAGCACGCTGATGATGGTCCTCGAGCTCGACCAGGCGCTGTTCAACGAGAACTACAACGGCGTGGTGATCGCCGACACGCTGCCCAACGCCGGCAAGCTGTTCGCCAAGATCGAGTTCGCCTACAACCACCTGCCCGATGCGGTGAAGCAGGCGCTGCCCATCACCAGCATGGCCAGCCAGTCGAGCATCCGCTTCGCGCACGGCAGCACCATCGGCGTGGGCGTCAGCGCCCGCGGCGGCACGGTGAACCTGCTGCACGTCAGTGAGCTCGGCAAGATCGCGGCCAAGTTCCCGCAGCGCTCCAAGGAGATCATCACCGGCTCCTTCGAGGCCGTGGCCACCGACAGCGTGATCGTCGTCGAGTCGACGGCCGAGGGTGCCGCCGGCGACTTCTTCGACCTGTGCATGGCCGCGTTGCGCCGCCTGAAAGAAGGCGCGCCCGAGACGCCGCTCGACTTCCGCCTGCACTTCTTCCCGTGGTTCCGCTGCCGCGACTATCGGCTGAGCGCCGAGGACGCCGCAGTCACGCCGATCAGCGTCGACGAGCACAGGTACTTCGACAAGCTGCAGGTCGAGCTCGGCATCACCATCGACGCAGGCCAGCGCGCGTGGTACGTGAAGAAGAAGGAGGTGCTCAAGCGCGAGATGAAGCGCGAGTACCCCTCGACGCCGGAGGAGGCCTTCGAGGTCGCCACCGAGGGCGCGGTGTACGGCCTCGAGATGACGTACCTGCGCGAGAAAGGCCGCGTCACCAGCGTGCAGCTCGACCCGGCGCACAAGGTCAACACCTTCTGGGACCTGGGCAAGCGCGACAAGACCGCCATCTGGCTGCACCAGTACATCGGCGTGCAGCACCGGTGGATCAAGTACTTCGAGGACAGCAACCGCGACCTGCGCTACTACTGGACGGAGCTGGAAGCGTTTCGCGTGGAACACGGCTTCATGTGGGGCAAGCACTTCCTGCCGCACGACGCCGCGACCGAGATCCTCGGCGAGTCGATCACCACGCACGAGCAGACCCTGATCAAGCTCGGCATGCGCAACACCGTGATCGTGCCGCGAGTGTCCGACCTGTCAGTGGGCATCGACAAGACCCGCGAGGTCCTGGTGGGCAACCACTGGTTCGACCGCATCGCGTGCGCGCAGGGCATCAAGTGCCTCGACGGCTACCAGTACCAGTGGAACGACAAGCTCGGCGTGTGGAGCAGCGATCCGCTGCACAACTGGGCGTCGCACGGCGCTGACGCCTGGCGGCAGTTCGCGCAGGGCTGGCGCGAAGCCACCAACGACGAGTCGTTCGAGAAGTTCAAGAGGAGAGATCGATCATGGAGACGCTGATTTGGGGTGTCGTGTGCTTCGCGTGCGCCTTCGTGGGCGCCTATCTCGGGAGCCGTGCCTGATGGAACACCTACCCATCCTCGGCCCGAGCGGCGAAGCAACGTTCCGCTTCGGCGGCAAGCGCGCCTGGAAGCAGTTCACCTACAAGGACTACATCGTCAGCCTGGAGTGGTTCGGGCCCGACGGGCGCCACGTCGATGCGTGCATGGTCATCTGGAATGCCAGGCCGAACACCAACGACGCCGGCGCGCTGATCGTCGGCCGCCGGCAGATCACGAAGTACTGCGACGAGCACATGAAGCCGACGCCGTACGCCTTCGGTGAGGTGGCGCAGGCGCTGCCGGTGCTCGGCCGTGCGCCGCTCAACTTCGAGGTGCACGCGCTGATCGACACGATCCTGCACCACATCGACGACCTCATCCACATGCCCATCGCGCCGCTCGCGGTGCGCCGCGAGCTCTCGGGCGACGCCATGTTCGAGGTCACCCACAAGGAGAAGGACAGCGGCAAGGTCCTTCACGAAGCCGCCATCTGAGGACCGCCATGCCCGACATCATCGTCCCCAAGCGCACCGACCAGCTGGACGCCACGGAGCGGCACGACAGGCGCATCGGATGGTTCGTGGCCGAGGCGTCGCGCCAGGCGTCCACGCGCGCCGTCATGGCGAAGTGCGAGCGCTACTACGACAGCGAGCAGCACGACCCGCAGGAGGCGCAGGACATCCGCGAGCGCGGGCAGAACCCGGTGACGATCAACGAGATCGCCCCGTCGATCGACTGGCTGATCGGTACCGAGCGCCGGACCCGGGTGGACTTCAAGGTGCAGCCGCGCGAGTCGCTGGATCCGGACTCGACGAAGGACGCCGAGAACAAGACCAAGCTGCTGAAGTGGCTCGACGACACCAACGGCGGCGGCTTCGAGCGCAGCAACGCGTGGGACGACGCGGTGAAGGCGGGACTGGGCTGGATCGAGGTCGGCGTGCGGGGTGATCTGTCCGACGAGCCGATCTACAAGCGCTCCGAAAGCTGGCGTGCCATGCTCCACGACAGCATGGGCACGCGCAAGGACACGCGCGACTGGCGCTACACCTTCCGGCTGAAGATGGTCGACCTCGACATCGCGCTGGCCTACTTCCCGAGCAAGGAGAAGGAACTGCTCAAGGTCCGCCAGCGCGGCAACGACCTGCAGACCTTCTCGACCTGGTGGATGGGCGCCGGCAACCTGATGGACCTGGGCCTGCTCGAGGCGGCCAGCGCGCTCGACCAGAACGCCATGCCGCTGGACCTGTTCAACCCGCGCGACCGCGTGCTGCTGGTCGAGTGCTGGAACTATGACCCGTTCACCGTGAAACAGCGGCCGAACTCGTCGCTCTACGACCGCGTGCAGCTGCGCATGCGCATGTCGATCATGACGGAGTTCGACACCCTCATCGAGGACTGGAGCCCGTACAAGCACAACCGATTCCACTTCATCCCGCTCTGGGGCTACCGCAACAAGACCACGGGCATGCCCTATAGCCCGATCAAGCGGATGCTCGACAAGCAGGACGCGGTCAACCACGCCTACACCAAGGCACTGTTCGAGATCAGCGTCAACCAGATCATCATGGAGGCCGACGCGATCGACAACGAGGCGATGACGATCGAGGAGGTGCAGGAAGAGATCTCCGACCCGGCCGGCGTCGCGGTGCTCGCCAAGGGCGCACTGACGAACAAGAAGTTCCAGACGCGCCGCGGCATCGAGAACGCGCAGGCGCAGCTGCAGCTGGCCGATCGGATGATCACCGCCATGCAGGGCGAAAGCTCTGTCACCGGCGAGAACCGCGGCCTGGACACCAACGCCATCAGCGGCAAGGCCATCGGCCTGAAGCAGGACCAGGGCGGCGTGCTGTCGGCCGAGCTGTTCGACAACGCGCTGCTCGCCCGCAAGCAGGAAGGCGAGATCGAACTGTCGCTGGTCGAGCAGTACCTCGTGAAGCCCATGGCGGTGCCCATCGCGGGCGAGCGCGGGCAGTACGAGATGCTCGAGCTCAACCAGATGCTCGACGACGGCACGGTGCTGAACGACATCACGGCCCGCTCGGCGCGCTTCGTTGTCGACGAGCAGCCGTGGCGCGCGACGCTCGGCCAGGCGATGTTCGAGTCGCTCATCGAACTGATGGGCAAGCTGGCACCGGTGGCGCCGCAGGTGGTGACCGCGATCCTCGACCTCGTGTTCGAGTACGCGGACATGCCGAACAAGCAGAGCATGCTGCAGCGCATCCGCGCCGTGACCGGCCAGCCGGGCCCGGACAACGAGATGACGCCCGAGCAGAAGCAGGCGCAGGACCAGGCCAACGCGGTCAAGGAAGCGCAGTTCCGGGCGCAGATGGCCAAGCTGGCGGCCGACATTCACGAGGCATCGGCGCGCGGCGACAAGCTGGACGCCGAGTCGGTAGCCAAGCGGCTGGAGGCGCTCTACATGGCCGCCCAGGGCGCCCAGGTGATCGCGATGAATCCGACGATCGCCCCGATGGTGGACGAGCTCGCCAAGTCGGCCGGCTTCCAGGACCAGAACGCGGCGCCCATCGCGCCGGAGCCCGGAGCCGTGCAGCCGGGCGCAGCCATCCCGCCGGCGCAGCAGGCCGACGGCGCACTCGTCGGTCACGAGACCGGCATTCGCACCCCAGGCGCCGACGGCGTCATCAACCCCCAGGAGTGATCCATGGAAGAGCAGACGAACGAGCAAGGCGCCGTCGGCGACACCGAGACCAAGGCCTACGAGGACGGCACGACCGCGACCGGCCCGGGCCCGCTGCCCGACGAGTCGCCGACGATCGGGGGTGCGCACATGCTGGATCAGGCGCCCGAGGCTGTGACCATCGCGCCGTCCGATGTCGGTGACCTTGCGCAAGTGCTTTCGGCCCAGCTGGCGCCCGACGTTTCGCAGCCACCGGCGCCGCCCCCGAGCCCCGAGGCCTTGCGGGAACTGCTGGCTGAAGCAGTGCCAGTGCCGCGGCTGCTTCGCCTCGAAGCGGCCCGCGCGCTGCCGGAAGCGGTGGAGGGCGACGATGTGCTCGGCGCGTACACGAAGCCAGATGACGAGTGCATCGAGTCGTTCGTCGACACCGACGACCGCGTGATGCGCGTCGTCGTCACGCCGGCCGGATTGGCGAAGGTGGAGCTGCATCATGGCTAAGACCAAGGCAGCAAACGCCGCGATCGGCGGCCCGAGCATGGCCGACCAGCAGAAGTGGCAGGCCGAGGACGACCTGCGCACGCTGACCCGGGCCAACGAGATCCGGAAGGACGCGCCGCGCTACAAGCGCGCGCTGGCCCTCGCGCAGGAGCAACTCGCGACGATCAAGTCAGTCGCCGAGTCGAAGTAAACCCACCACATCGCAGGAGCGATACCCCATGGCAAAGATCATCGAAGACGCGGCGCTCAAGTTCATGACGCCAGAGGAACAGAAGATCGCGCGCGACCTGCTCGCCGCGGAAGAAGCTGGCCAGGACGCGCTGGGCGACGGCACCACGCCCGAGCCAGCTGCCGCAGCAGCCGAAGGCGAGGCCACCGATCCGCCGGCGACGGACGCGAACGCCGAGGGCGATGAGCCTGCCGGCGATGCGGCCACCGTCGAAGCTGGCGACCAGCCCGCCGACGGCGGCGATGGCCAGGCGGCAGCCGCGACCGAGGGCGAGGGCGACAAGCCGAACGCCGACGCGCTCGAAGAACTGCTGCACGGCGACGCGCCTTTCGTGCCCAAGCTCGACGGCAAGGGCCCGGAGAACTACGACCAGCAGCGCAAGGACCTGCGCGAGCAGAAGTCCGCCGCGCGCGCCACGAAGCACAAGACCGTGAGCGATGCGCGCAAGAAGTGGAGCGATGGTCTGATCGAAGACGAGGCATTCGATGCTGCCGAGCGCGCAGCCGAGGACGCCTACGAGGCCGTCGCCGACGAGGTGGACGAGAAGCTGCAGGGCCTGCTCATCCAGCGCACGAAGGCCGAGGCGCTCAAGGAGGCCGGGCAGCAGATCGCGCAACAGTCCGAGCAGGGTTACCTGTCGAAGCTCGCCGCGCGCGCCAAGAAGGACGGCACGCTGGATTATTCCGACGCCAAGGTGGCCGGGCAGTTCGACCGCACGCTGACCGTGATCGAAGCCGATCCAGAATGGGCCGCCAAGTCCTTCGAGGAGCGCGCTGACGAAGCGCACCGCGTGGTGATGGCGCTCAACGGCAAGGTTGCTGCTGCGCCTGCGCCGGCAGCAGCGGCGCCTGCAGCCGCACCCGCGGCGCAGAAGCCCGCCGCGCGCACCACGCCGCCGGCGCCTCCCGTCACGCTGCGCGACCTGCCGGCCGCCGCGGTTGCCAACGCAGCTGGCACGGTCAAGGAGCAATGGCAGGCGCTGTCCGGTGTCGCAGCCGAGCGCTTCTTCGCGTCGCTGTCGCCGGCGAAGCAGGCCGAACTGCTCGGTGAGGCTGCCTGACCATGGCGCAGCGCGGCGTATCGATGGACGTGCGGGTCGGCGAGGTGCTGGAGATCGTCCCGCCCGCTGGCGCCGTTGACAACCGAAAAATCACCGTGACACTCGAACACAAGGACGGGCGCAGGGCCCGTCTCAGGATCACGGCGAGCGAGGATGTTCGCATCGAGCGCCAGGATCGACGGCTGGTAACGCAGCCGTAGGTGCCCCGCAAGGGGTTGTTGGACGCGCAGGAGTGCGTCGTGTGCCCTCAACGGAGGTCTCATGGCACGCACTTCTGTCCTGCCCACCGATCCGCAAACGCGGAAGGCCTGGGCCGTCAAGGTCGCCAACGACAGCATCAAGGACCAGTACTACGCCCGCCTGATCGGGCCGGAGGGTTCGCGGTCGGTCGTGATCCGCAAGACGGACCTCGAGTCCGGTGCAGGCGACGAAGTCACCACCACGCTGGTCGCCAAGCTGCGCGGCGCGCCGGTCACTGCCGGCCAGAAGCTCGAGGGCCGCGAAATGCGCCTCGACTTCGCGACGCACAAGATGCGCATCGACGTCGTCCGCCAGGGCGTCAACGTCGGCACGAAGATGGACCAGAAGCGCGTCGACGCGAACCTGAAGCAGCAGGGTCGTGCGCGCCTGACGGACTACATCAAGGAACTGTACGAGGAGTACATCGCTGCGGCGGCCGCCGGTGCCCGTGGCGTGGGCGACGAGTTCCAGCACCTGGACACCAGCTACGCGGGCTACCCCAACGCGTTCCGCGCGCCGGACTCGGCGCACCTGTACGTCGGCACCGCCGGCGACAAGGCGAAGGCCACGCTGGCCACCACCGACAAGCTGGCGCTGTCGACGCTGAACAAGCTCAGCGTCAAGGCCCGCAAGATGCTGGGCGGCGTGCAGGACGGTAAGTCCGTGAAGATGACCAAGACGGTCATCGGCGGCAAGGAGTGCTGGGTGCTGGTGACCATGCCAGAGGGCATGCAGGACATCCGCGACGACTCCGGCACCACGGGCTGGTTCGAAGCGCAGAAGGCGCTGATCCAGAACATCGGCAAGGAAGCCGAACTGTTCAAGGGCGGCGCAGGCCTCTTCAACGGCGTGCTGGCCGACGAGTGCGAGACCGGCGTCAAGTTCAACGACTACGGCGCTGGCGGCACCACCCTTGCGATGCGCTCGCTGTTCTGCGGCGCCAACGCCATCAGCGTGGCCCACGGCACGAAGGGCATGGCCGATGGTCTGTCGCTCGAGCTCGACGAGGACAGCGACGACCGCGGCTTCGAAGACGTGATCACGTTCCTCATGATCTTCGGCGCCGACAAGACGCAGTACAGCCCGGTCAACGGCCAGACGGCCCGCGACTACGGCGTGATCAGCGTCGACCACGCGTACACGCTGGCGCCCGGCGCCACGATGTAAGGCCCACCTCTCGACTGAAAGGACGCAACCATGGCCTTCTTCCAAGCCAAGCAGGTGGTCGCCAACAAGGCGCTGCCGTCGCCCATCGGCGCCGACGACACCACGACCATCGTGGGCGAGTTCGTGGTGCCTACTGGCCTCGCCAACGGCGACATCATCGAAATGGCCGGCCTACCGGTCTACGCCATCCCCGTGGACCTCACGGTGTGCGGCGACCAGGTGGACTCGAACGGCACGCCCACCGTGTCGCTCGACTGCGGCTACCTCTCGGGCAACTACGGCGCGAATGACTCCAGCCGCACCATCGGCAACGAGTTCTTCGCGGCGGACACCAGCTTCCGCAACGCCGCCGGCGGTTTCGTGCGGTCTGCCAAGAAGAACGGCTTCATGGTCACCCCGGCCACCACCGAAAAGGGTATCGGCCTGAAGCTGGCGGCCGGCGCGGCGACCCTGGTGGTCGGCGCGAAGATCCGCCTGATGGTCGCTGTGGTGGCTGCGCCGCTGGCGATGTAAGGCGATGCCGCGCAAGAAGGGCGTCAACCACGGTACGCAGCCCACCGCGGCTGCGGGCCGTGCGCCGCGCGCGCTCAAAGCCGAGGCCGTCGCAGTGTCGGACGGCCTCGCGCACACGGCCGATGAACGCGCCAAACTCAGCGCGGCCGACCGCGAGAACCCGAAGCGGCTCGCCGGCCAGGCGCTCAAGGACCTCGCTCACCAGTGGGGCATCGCGCGCAGCGAGTCCGCCGTGATGAGCGACGAGAAGCTGCGCCAGCAGCTGAACATCATCGCCCATCGCCGCTACGAGGGGTGATCCATGGCCGCAACCATCCTGGTCAAGGATGCGCTGGCCAGGGTTAGTGGCCTGCTCAACGACCTGAGCCCGCAGTACGCGCGCTGGTCCGAGGCGGAACTGGTGCGCTGGCTCAACGATGCCCAGGCGGCCGTCGCGAAGTACCTGCCGTCGGCCTCGACGCGCATCGACACGATCAAGCTTCAGCCCGGCACGCGCCAGAGCATCGCGGTCATCGCGGCTGCCGATTGCAAGCCCGGTGACGGCTCGACGCCGCAGGCGCCGATCCACGGCATCCAGCTGCTCGGCGTGGTGCGCAACATGGGCGACGACGGAGTCACGCCGGGCCGAGCTATTCGGTTCACGGACCGCGACGTGATCGATGCCGTAAACCCGCTGTGGCACACGAAGAGCGACGCGACGGTGCGCAGCGCGAGCTTCAAGCCGACGTCGCCGAAGACCTTCTACGTGTCGCCCGGCGTGGCGGGCGAGGTGTGGGCCGAGGTCGAGTACCTGGCCATGCCGCTGCTCATCCCTGCCGGCGGCGCGCCAGGCTTGGAGATCTATGCGGTCGGCGGCACCAACAACAGCACCGAAAAGCTGACGATCGACGACGAGAACATCGACGAGGTCGTGTACTACACCGTCGCCCGCGCGCACATGACCGATGCGAAGTGGGCTGATCGCGGTGTGGCGCAGGCCTACACGGGGATGTTCACGGCGTCCATCAACGCACGCGTCGCCGTGCTCACCGGCACGAACCCGAACCTGACGCGGCTCCCGTTCGCGCCACAACCCGTGGGAGCGGCGCAGTGACCTACGACGACTTCCTTCCCTACGTGTTGCTCGGGGTTCCTGGGTGCCCGGACGAGCTGGCGATCCAGCACATCCGGCTCGCGGCGATCGAGTTCTGCGCGCGCACGCTTGTGTGGACCGATGAGACGGATCCGCTGCCGTCGGTCGCCGATGTGTCGTCGTATGCGATCAAGCCGCCGGACGACGCGGAGATCGCGAAGCTGCTCACCGTGTGGGTGGGGACGAGCGAGTTCGAGGTGATCACGCCCAGCACCGCGCGCACGCTTATCCGCCGCGGCTCGGCGCGCGAGTTCGCCTACAGCGACCGCTCGAACGTGATCCTCTCGGCCGCGCCGGCAACGGTGGGCACGCCGATCGTGTGCGAGGCCGCCTTCAAGCCAACGATCGAGTCGTTCGAAGTCCCCGACATGCTGGTCCCGTACACCAGCGACATCGCCTGGGGTGCGATGTCCTCGCTCAAGCGCATGAGCAAGAGGGACTGGAGCGACGTGGCCTCCGCTGCGCTGGACCGCGGCACCTTCGACGCGCGCATCGCGACGATCGCCATCCAGGTCGCCAAGGGTTTCAGCACCGCCCGGCAGAAGACGCGGGCCCGCTTCTACTGAGGGCGGACCCATGCGCATCGCGATCACCGGATTCAGGGGCGCGAACAAGGCACTGCACGCGAAGCTGCTGCCTGACACCGGTGTGGGCGCCGAGTCGCTCAACCAGAAGCCGGGCCGCGGCGACCTGCGGCCGTGGAACGTGCCCCTGCAGGTGGCCACCGTGCCCAACCTCGTCCAGCGCAAGACGATCTACCGCATGGGCCGCGACGTGCCGAACGACGCCAGCTACTGGCTGTCGTGGACCACGCCGGTGCACGCGATGCGCGGCTTCAACGCGACGGACACCACCGAGAAGACCTACTACACAGGCGACGGGCCGCCGAAGTGGACGGACAACACCAAGGCGCTGGCCAGCGCGCCGTACCCGACGGCGTGGCGGCTGCTCGGCGTGCCCGCCCCGACGACCCAGTGCGTGCTGGCGATCAACACGAACGGCACCGGCACCGACGAAACGCGGTTCTACGTGCACACTTTCGTGACGGACGAGGGCGAGGAATCGGCGCCGAGCCCGGTGAGCGCATCGCTCACCTGCAAGCCGGGCGCGATCATCGACATCACCAACCTGCCCGATGCTCCGGCCGGCAGCTACGGCATCAACCGCCGGCGCATCTACCGCACACAGGTCGGAAAGACATCGACCGAGTTCTACTTCCTGCGCGAGGTGGCGATTGGCGTCACCAGCACGCAGGACGACGCGCGGGCGCTGGGTGAGGTGCCGCCGACAGCTACGTGGGCGATCCCACCTGTCGACGGCCACGGCCTCATCCCGCTGTGGAACGGCATGGCATCGATGGTGTCCGGCAAGTCGATCCGCTACTGCGTGCCCAACACGCTGTACGCATGGCCGCTCGACTACGAGCTGCTCACCAACGACACCATCGTCGGCCAGGCCGCTTACGGCCAGACGCAGGTGGTGCTGACGACCGGCTCGGCCTACACGGTGACAGGACAGGAGCCGTCGAGCATGAGCCAGATGGATCTCGACGGTGGGTTCGCGTGCGTGTCGGAAGCATCGATCGTGTCGGTCAAGCACGGCATCGTGTGGGCGTCGCCGGATGGCCTGGCCTACACCGGCACGGCCGGGCCGACCCGGCTGCTCACGTCGGGCCTGCTGATGCCGGAGGACTGGCGCGCGCTGGCGCCGACCACCATCGTCGGCTGCCAGTTCGCCGGCCTGTACTTCGGCTTCTACAACGACGGATCGGGGCTGAAGGGCTTCATCATCGACCCGATCGACCCGCAGGGCATCTACTTCCTCTCGACGGGCTACAACGCCGCGTTCTTCGACACGATCACGAACGCGCTGTACGTGCTCGATGGCGGGAACATCAAGAAGTGGGACGCCGATACGTCGCTGATGGTGGCGTCGTTCAAGTCGAAGGTGCACCGCGCGCCGAACCCGACGAACTTCGCGGTAGCCCAGGTGGTTGCCGACGCGTTTCCGGTGACGGTGAAGCTCTATGCAGACGGTGCGCTGAAGATCACGAAGACCGTGGCCGATGGTTCCCCATGGAACCTGCCCAAGGACTTCCTCGCCGACGACTGGCAGGTCGAGGTCAGCTGCGCCGGCGCGGTGCAGGGCGTGATGCTCGGCGAGACGGTGGATGACCTCGAATGAGCGTCAAGGACCTGCCGGCGCTCGTCGGGCCTGACAACATCTCGCTGTTCCTGCAGCGCCTGGAGGCGATGCGCGAGCGCGTTCAGGTGCTGGGCGGGCACCGCGGCGATCAACTCGACCATGCCATCACCTGGCGCGACGCGATCGCGAGCGGGCTCGCTACTGTGGAATTCAAGCCGGGGGGGTCTGGTGCGCCAGGCCCCGCGGGCACGCCAGGCCCTGCGGGTCCGCCGGGAACCGGGCCGACACCGGACCTGACGCCGCCGCCGACGCCGACAGGTCTTCAGACCACGGCCACCTTCTCGAACATCATCATCGAGTGGGACCCCGCGACCTACACCCAGGGCCACGGCCACGGGCAGACGAACATCTACGGCGCGACCTGGAACGGCACCGGCACACCCCCGACGTTCGCCGATGCGGTGATGATCGGCTCGGCGCCCGGGGCGCTGACGATCTACGCGCACCCGACAGCGCTCGGCGTCAACTGGCACATCTGGATCAAGTGGCAGACCAAGGACGGTGTCGAGTCGACGTCACCCGCCGGCGGCACGAATGGCTCCGAGGCCACGACGGGGAAGATCGGTACCGCCGACCTCGGGTCGCTGATCGTTCAGGCGACGAACCTCGCGAACGGTTCCGTGACAGCGGCCAAGATCGCGGCGGCCGCGGTAGACAAGACGAAGTTCGCCTCCGGCATCACGCCGGTGGAGATCCTCGACGTGTTGCCCACCATCGGCAACTTCCGGGGCCGCACTGCTCTGCTGACGACCGACAACAAGCTCTACCGGTTCAACGGCACGGCATGGACGAAGGCGGTGGACGGTGCCGATCTCGTGGTCAATTCCGTGACCACGGGATCGATCGCCGCGGGGGCGATCAAGGCGCAGCAGATCGATGTCGGCGCGATCATCGCTTCCAAGCTGGTGGTCCAGAACAGAGACGCTGCTGACCCGGACCCAGCCTTCTATGACGTGTCGTTCTGGACAAACGGCGGCGCGGCGTATCCGCCGGGGGTCGGGGTCGGCGAAAACGTTGGCTGGCCCGTGAAGCGCACGCTGGTGTTTGCCAGCACCGGCGGCAACTTCGACTTCACGACCCAGTTTTTCCCCATGGAACTGGGCGCGACCTATCGTTTCAAGGTCACGATGTTCGTGGCGTCTGCGGTCGGTGGGGAGTTCTCGGCGTACGCCCATTTCCCGCAGCAGGTGTGGTTCCCGCTGGGGGCCACGTCCGGTACCAGCGCTGTCACCGGGCTCCCGAAGTTCAACCTCTCGACGCGAGACGTCTGGTACACCTTCACCGGCACATACACCAACAGCGCCACGCTGCTGAGCACGGTAAATCCGAACAACAGGACGCAGTTCCGGTTCGCCGGCAACCTGACTGGCGGCAATCTCCACATCGCCATCGAGATGGTCCGCGTCGCCGACGCGGATCTGATTGTTGACGGCGCCGTCATCGCCAGCAAGATCGCTGCAGGCGCCATCGCTGTCGGCTCCGCGGCCATCGAGAACGGCGCGATCCGCAACGCGCTGATCGCGAACCTCGCGGTCGACGACGCCAAGATCGCGAGCATGAGCGTGGCCAAGCTCATCGCAGGGTCAATCTCGGTCGGCGCGTACATCCAGAGCACGAACTACGTCAGCGGATCAGCAGGCTGGCGCATCGACGGCGCAGGTGGTGCCGAGTTCTCGTTCGGCATGATCCGCGGCACGCTGCTCGCATCGCAGGTCTCGGCGAACCTGATCACCGCCACGATGATCGACAGCCGCAACCTGACGATCAAGGACGGCAGCGGGAACATCATCTTCGGTGCCAGCCAGAACCTGGATTGGGGGCGCATCGCAGGAGCGGCCAAGCCCCAGGGCTGGCGGGTTGTCTCCCAAGGGCTGGGCGCAACAGGTGTTCCTGCCGGGGCGGGGCTCTACAACGCAGACACGGGCGCACAGGTGTTTGGGGCCGTTCGCTCCTACATGCTGGCGCAATGGCGCCGCAGTGACGGTGCGCTCGATTTCGCGCAGACCTATGACGTGTACAACAGCGGGGAGGTAACGGCGGGCCGTGGCGCAGCGCAGCTGGCGGCCCAGATGAACCTCATCGCCTCCGACCACATCTTTGCGCTGTACACCTTTGACGAGCCGGCAAATCTTCGTCTCACTGGGGGCTTGCCTGCCGCGATCTATCGCTGCGGTGGCACGCCGGGGAAGTTCGAGAGCACCGGATTCGCGGGCCGGGGCGCCTACCTGCTGATCGGCATCGGTGGCTGCGGACCCGGCAATGCCTTCTATGAGGGCTACGCAGGAAGCGGTGCGGACACCGGCGGCGACGGCCCGGACAACGCTTGGCTCGATGTCACCTTCTACATCGCCAACGGCAACCCGATCGTCAGCGGCGCGGGGCTCGGCGGGTTCCAGATCAACGGCAGCAACATCAGCACCTACATCGCGTCGGCTGCGATCAGTGCGGCGTACATCTCTAGCCTCAGCGTCGGCCTGCTCTCGACGGCCATCAACGGTGGCGCAAGCAGTGGCGCACGGATCGAGATGGCCTCGAACGTGATCAAGGTCTTCGACTCCAGCAACGTTGTTCGCGTGAAGCTGGGCAACCTCGCGTGACATGGCATTCGGGCTGCAGATCCTCGGACCCTCTGGACAGGTCTGGTTCGACTCGAACGACGCCACGGGAGGCGTGCCCGTCGGGCTGCACGCCGGCTCGAGCTCGTTCACCAACACGTACCCCTCACTGGCGGGCCGCACGCTCGAAGTGCTGGCAATGTCCCTCGGTGGCACGGATGGCGTGACGGTGGACCACTCCCTGGGTTATCCGCGGATGACCGTCTCGGTGGGCGATGCGTCGCGCGTCTGGCTGGCGGTGGTGCGCTGATGGCGTTCGGTCTTCAGGTCGAGAACCCGCTAGGCAACCTGGTGGTGAGCACCGAGGGCTTCGGCGCCAACTACATCGGCAAGGCTTCGTATCTCTCCGACGTGCAAGCCTTCACGCCTGTCGGCGGAGCCGGAACGTACACCAACCACAAGAAGTACCGCATCACCACCACCACCTCGGCCATCGCGGTATTCCTCAAGCTGACCAGCAACAAGTGCGGGGTCACCGAGATCGTGCACAGCGGCGACAACTGGGACATCACGGTCTTCAACGAGGGGGCAGGAGGTGGGACCTACGGCTTCGGCACCCAAGCCGCGGCGGACGTGTACTGCTTTGCGCGGCCGACATCGACGTCGGCCTATGGCCTGGCCTTGTACGACGGCGCCGGCAATCTCGCGTACGACATCGGCGGCCCGCAGCCACCGCTGTTCTTCAAGCACCGCCTCGCGATGGCTGCAAACGTCAACAGCGCGGCGATGCCCTCGGGCTATACGACGCCAGCATTCCTCATCTGCTCGGCCGGGTTCAACGATCCCGCGCAGGTGTTGATCGATGCCGGCCTGGGTCGCTATCGCGCCGACGCCTACGTGTACGGCGTGGCGCTCAGCGGCGGAAACATCGTTCGCCAGAGCGCGAAGGTGCGCTACGGCGAGGTGGCCGACTACGGCGCTGAGTCGCCACCCACCGGAGACGAGCCGGCCGCCGTCTCCCTGTACCTCATCGAGGCCGGCGGACTCACCTGATGGCCATGTTCTGGGCCTGTATCGGTCCTCCGAAACGGGATGGCCACCGGCAGACTGCTTCGCGCCCGATCAATGACAACTCCAGGAGCCGCCATGACTCTGCGTAGCCTCATTCTCGTCACTGTGTTTTGCCTCACCGCCTGCGGTGGTGGCGGCAGTGACAACCAGATCGAAGCCAGCAAGGCCTGCAAGGCCGGCCCCAAGCAGGACTTGGTGGCGACGCCGTCAGACGGCGACCAGCTGCCGCCCTGCATTTGACGGCCGCGCATCCGCCGTTGAAATCAGCGGGACGGCGGATAGCGTAGGGGCGAGCCCGGCACCGGGCGTCAAGGCCCGCCCGTGATCGACCTGCACCTGTTCCGCCGCGCTGCTGCTGCCCACCTGGGGCAGATGCTGACACCCGAGGTGGCGGCGCAGATCGAGATGGCCTGCCGCATCGTGCGCGCGCCCGTCGACCTCGAAGCGCTCGGCAGCGAAACGCACGGGGACTACGTGCTGCGCGCCGAGCGGATGGCCGACATCCTCGACGAACTGCACCCGCTGCACGTCGCGCACTGGCAGGAGACCGAGAAGCACCGCCACGGCCTGCCGCTTGAGCCGGACTACGACTACATGCTCGGGCGCGAGCGCGACGGGACCATGGTGCAGTTCACGCTGCGCCGCGGTGGTGTTCTCGTCGGCAACCTCCGCATGTACCTGGGCCTGTCGCGCCACAGCGGCACTCGGTTTGCGCAGGAGGACACGTTCTACGTCATGCCGGAGCACCGCAAGGGCCTGCTGGCCATCCGCTTCTGGCAGTTCATGGAGCGGGCGGTCCGAGCGCTCGGTGCGGTCGAGATCCGCACCGACTCGAAGTTGATCAACAGGGTGAACAGGCTCAACGAGTACCTCGGGTACACGCCGGTCGCCACGAAATTCGTCAAGGTCTTTCAGGAGTAGGCCCATGTGCTCGGACGCCCCGGACACCAGCGGAATAAACGCCGCGGCCCAAGCGAACGCAGCGATCGCCAAGGAAGCGCTCGACTGGTACAAGCAGGAGTACGCGAGGACCGCGCCTCAGCGAGACGAGGCAGCCGTGAAGGCAGGCGAGGTCACCGACGCGCAGATCGCGTCGATGAAGCAGCAGAGCGAGCTCGCCCAAGACTACGCCGACTACAACAAGTCCACCTTCAGACCGCTCGAGCAGGGCATCGTCACGGACGCCCAGAGCTACGACACCGATGCGCGCCGCGAGGCGGCTGCGGCCAGCGCGACGGCCGACGTGCGCACCGCGATGTCGAACGCGCAGGGCGCCACGACTCGCGCGCTCAATCGCATGAACGTGAACCCGGCTGCTGGCCGGGCCGTGTCAATGCAGAACGCGCTCGCGCTGGAGGGCGCCAAGGCCGAGGCCGGTGCCGCGACGAACGCGCGCCAGACGGTGGAAGCCACCGGCCGCGCGATGAAGATGGACGCGGCGAGCCTCGGGCGCAATCTGCCGTCGGCGCAGGCCACTGCCATCCAGACCGGCACGAATGCAGGCAACAGCGCTGTCGGCGCGTCGAACGCCAGCCTCGCAGCGTCGCAATCCGGCGCGGCAATGATGGGCCAGGGCTTCAACACCGCCATCGGCGCCAACCAGAGCGCTGGCAGCCTGTACGGCACGGCCGGGTCGCTGACGAATCAGGCGCGCGGCCAGGACCTGGAGTTCATGAGCAGCGTCTTCGGCTCGGCGATGAAGAGCGACCGCAGGGTCAAGACGGGCACCGGCAAGCGCAAGAGTGGCGCGTCGATGCTCAAGGCCATCGAGGACACGCCGGTGCACGAGGGCTGGCGCTACGACACGGCCAAGGGAGGCCCCGACGACGGCGGCCAGCCACACGACGGGCCTATGGCCCAGGACGTGAAGAAGACGATGGGCGAGGAGGCCGCACCGGGCGGCACGGACATCGATCCGATCACCGTGCAGGGCAACCTCATCGGCGCCGTGCAGGAACTCAGCAAGCGGGTCGGCCGCATGCAGAAAGCAATGGGGCGCTGACATGCCACTTCCGATGCTCCTCGCGCTGGGCCTGATGGGCGCCGGCGGCTACCAAAAGTACCAGCAGAACCAGCAGGACCTCGCGGACGCGCAGGCCGATCGCGAGTTCAAGGCGAAGGAACGCCAGCGCATGACGGACCTGTGGGCGCGCGACGACAAGCTGCGCTCCGACATCGCCGCCGCCGGCAAGCCGGCCGCTGTGCAGAACGGTGCGACCGTGGCCGGCATCGCGTCGGCTCCCGCGACCTACGACGACGCCGACGTGGCGGCGAGCGACGCGCGCCAGGTGCGTCAGGCTGCACTGGCCACCGGTACCGACGCGCCCGCCGTGTCGGTCACGCCGACCGCGGTGGTCAACGGCCAGGCCTACGGCGACACGGCGGCGGCCAAGACCGCGGCCGACGCCTACAACAAGCCCGGGGCTCGGGCTCAACGCACGTACGACGCCCTGGTGGCCAACGGCCAGATCAACCAGGCGGAGGACCTGCGCGCGAAGACGACGCAGGGCGACCTCGCCGGTCTCCAGCTCGATGCCGCCAAGCAGGCGCGCCTCGACGACGCCTACAACCGCGACCTCATGGCCAAGGTGCCGCTCAACGACTGGGGCGCGCTGGAGAAGTTCGTCAACGACACCAAGGGTGACGGCCGGGGCGGCGGCCTGAAGGTGAAGCTCGTGAAGTCCGACGACGGCAAGACCGTCACGGTGCACAAGGTCGGCGACGATGGCAGTACCTCGCCGATGGCGCAGGTCGCCAACACCCCGGAAGGTTTCGCGGGGCTCGTTCGTGGCGCGGTGATGCAGCTGTCGCCCGAGTCGAAGCTGCAGCACGTCATCGACACGGCCAAGACGACGGAGGACCGCCGCCGCTGGGAAGCCGAGTTCGGCGTAAAGCAGACCGAGAGCCAGGCGCGCATCACCGCGGAGAACCGCCGCGCGTCGGCCGAGGAGCGGCGGGCCACCGCGGACGAGCGCCGCGCGAACCTCGCGGAGAAGGCGCTGGACGTGAAGAAGAGCGGCATCGTCGATCGCATGTCCGAGGTCGACAAGGTGCAGTTCGGCAACCTCGCCAAGCAGGCAGAGACCATCAACTCCGCCATTGCAAAGTCGCAGGCCGAGGGCATGTGGAACCCGGATTCCCCGGGCTCGAAGCAGCTCATGGAACGGCAGGCGACGATCAGCGGGATGATGGCGAAGCTCGTGAGCCAGTACGACGACAGCGCGAGCGATGCGGACCCGCTGGGCATCATGGGCAAGGGCTCGGCACCGGCCAAGCCTCCGGCGAAGGCAAAGGAGCCGCCGCCCGTCGTCCCCGCGCGCGCGAGCATGGCCGCCGCAGCGCCGCTCGTCGCGGCTGCTGCGCCTGCTGCCCCCGACCCGGCGACTATTCGCCAGCAGCGCATCCAGGAGATCACCCGCCAGCTGGCCACCGACGACACCATCAAGTCAGGTGGCCTGGGCGGCATGGGCATGCGCGCCGTCCAGGCGGGGGCTCTGCCGCTGGGCATCGGCGGCCGGCGCGCGCTTGAAGAAGAGCTCGCGAACCTGCAGACGGGGAAATAGGCATGCCGAGCATCGCCGACCTGCGCAAGAAGCTCCCATACCTCGACGGACTCGACGATCAGCAGGCCGTCAACGTCATCCAGCAGGTGTACTACCCGAGCGTGTCGCGCGACGTGCTCGCGCAGCGCCTGGGCGTCCAAGCACCGGAAGCACCGCCGCCGAGCGACGGCATCGTGCGGCGCATGGGTGACGTCGGCCTGTCGCTGGCCAAGGGCGTCATCGAGGTGCCCGAGGCAGCCGTCGGCCTGGCCGACCTCGCCACGGGCGGACGCGTCGGCAAGATGGCCGAGGCCATGGGCTACCGGCCGAAGGAGGCCCGCGAGTTCCTCGACCAGTACTACAGCGACTCGGCGAAGGCGGCGCAGCAGAAGGTGAACGATGCGAAGGGCATCGTGGACACCACGGTCGCGGCGCTGCAGAACCCATCGGTGATCGTGAACTCGGCGGCCGAGTCGCTGCCGTCGATGGGGCTCGGTGGCGTGATCGGCCGCGGTGCCGTCGCGATCGCGCCGCGCATGTCGCCGGTCATTGCCGGCGCGATCGGCGAGGGCGCGGTGTCGGCCGGCCAGAACGCGGAGCAGGTGCGCGAGGAGGGCCCGAACGGCACGCTCACCGGCAAGCAGTCGGCGATCCTGGCCGCATCCGGCGCGCTCACCGGCGGGCTGAGTCTGCTCGGTGGCAAGGTGGCGCAGAAGCTGGGCATCCACGACGTGGACACCATGCTGGCCACCGCCGGCAAGAGCGATGCCGCGCGCAAGGGCATCGTGCGCAGCACCATCGAAGGTGCGCTCTCCGAGGGCATCCTCGAAGAGATGCCGCAGTCCGTGCAGGAGCAGGTCGCGCAGAACCTCGCGCAAGGCAAGCCGCTGGACGATGGTGTCGATCAGCAGGCCGTGCTCGGCGCGCTCACCGGCGGCCTCATGGGCGGCGGAGCGAACGCCCTGCACGGCGCCCAAGCTGCGCCGCAGAAGCTGCCCGAGACCGGCCCGATGTCGCGCGCGGTGAATGCGGGCATCGACAGCGGTGCAGTGGCGTTCCAGCCGGTCCCGGTACCGGCGGCCAAGCCCGCGGAGCCGGCCATCGCCGAACCGTCGTCGGACAGCATTCCTTTCGAGGCCGATCCGCGCTTCGCGCAGGCGCCGGCGGCGGACATCGCCATCGGTGAGGGTGGCCTGCTCGGCACGCACGAGGCCGTCGAGTCGCAGCCTGGTGCCTTCGAGGTGCGGCCGATCGGTACGAGCGCCGGCATGGTCGCGCCCGGCGTCTACGAGGCCGCGCCGACGCCGGCCGCTCCGCAGCGCCAACTCGAGCGTCCGGCGCCGGTGGAGGCGTCGCCGCCTGCAGCCGCGAACCCTGCGCCGGAGACGTTGGCGCCAGGGCCTGCTGCTGCTGCGCCGCAGACGAAGGGGCCTTTCTCGTCCGTGCAAGAGGCCGAGGGCTACATCTCGCAGCAGCGGCGCGCCGCGAGCGCGAACCTGCCCGTTGCACTTCCCATCGAGCACGCCGACGGCAGCGTCGGTGTGGCCACCTCCGGCTCTCCGGATTTCGAGACGGCGAAGCAGCAGGACGTGACGCGCCAGCGCGCCGCCGCCGGCATCCTCGACGGCGACGTGATGAACGCGAGTGGCAGCCCGTTCAAGAACCAGGGCGCCGCGCGACGCGCGCTCAAGGCGAACCCCGGGACGGTGATCGCGGAGGTCAAGGGCGGTTGGGTGCTGCGGAAAGGACCTGCCGATGTCAGCGTGGATGTGGCCGCTGGACGAGGCGCTGGAGACAGCGGTGATGGCGGGCGCTCTGAGCCTGCTGGAGGCGAACAAGCTGCAGGACGAGCACCTGTTGAACCCGTACCTGCCGTACCCGCTGGAGCTGATGCCGGCGGTGCTGAAGTGGCGCCTGTTCGCGATGGACAGCAACGAGATGACGCGGCAGTAGTCGATGCCGCGGCTCATGAGGCTGCGACCTCGCCGACGAACGACTTGCCGCAGCCCACCGAGGCGCAGCGCGAGGCGGGCAACTTCAAGATGGGCCACGCCAAGGTGTCCGGCCTTGACGTGACCGTCGAGTACCCGAAGGGTTCGGAGCGCACCGGCACCAGTGCTTCAGGCGAGCAATGGCGCCGGCCGATGAATGCCCACTATGGCTACATCAAACGCACCGAGGGCGCCGACGGCGAGAACGTCGATGTCTACGTGGGCCCGTCGCCTGACGCGCCGAAAGCCTACGTGGTCGACCAGACCAAGGCCGACGGCTCGTTCGATGAGCACAAGGTCATGCTCGGCTACAGGTCGATGGGCGCGGCCCGCAAGGCCTACCTGTCGCACTACCCCAAGGGGTGGAAGGTCGGCGCGATCACCGAAGCGCCGGTCGAGGATTTCAAGGCCTGGCTGAGGGATGGCGACGCGACCAAGCCATTCGCCTCGAGTACCGCGCCGAAGGGCGCACAGGAAACGGCCGCCCCTGAACCTCAAAGCGCGGCCGAGCACCCAGGAGAGAACCATGGCGAAGAAGGGCAAGGGCGGCGGCAAGAAGTGCTGACGCCGGGGGCGCCGGAGGCTGGTGCGCCGGCGCCCACCCCAGACCGCAAGCCACGCAAGACAAAGCGCGAGCCTGAGACCGTCGAGGATCGCACTCCGCCGGTGATCGCCGACGCCGGCGAGAAGATCGGCGGCGCTCGCAAGGACCGCTGGAAGGAGCGCGGCCTCAGCGTGGCCGACCTCGACGCCATGAGCGAGTCGGAGGGCGCCGAGCTCGCGACGAAGGCGAACGTGTGGAAGCCGGACTACGCGGCGATGGTGGCCGGCGGCACGCCGCCCAAGCATGCAGCGCTCGTCAAGGTGGTGTACGACCGGCTGGCCGCTCAGCCGGCGCGTAACACACCAGAAGGCCGGCGCGCCTACGTGCAGATGATGCAGGCCGTACGCGCCGCGTTCGGCTCTCTCGACGGGACGCAGGACCCGCGCCGCGCGATGACCGAGGCGCGAGACAACATGCTGAAGGCCATCGGCATGCACAGCCGCGACACCGCGGAAGTGCAGAAGGCCAAGCAGCTGCTGTTCTCCGTCTACAAGGGCCGCAGCGAGCCGTTCCAGGTCTTCTACGACGAGGAGCGGCGCGCCGACAAGATGGTGCGCGACGGCTTCCCGGGCAAGGTCGAGCCGTGGACGCGTCGCTTCGTGCTGCGCGACGCCGGCGGCGCCGGTACCACGGACGCGGGCGTCGGCATTTACCGGGAGGCCTCCGAGAAGCTCGGCACGCCGCTGGCCGACGAGCAGATCAAGGCGGGGTTCTTTCAGGTGCGGTCGAAGGCCGGGCAGACAGTTGCCATGCTGCCGACCAAGGCCGATGCCGAGGTGGCTGCGAAGCGCCTGTACGAGGCCACGCTGGCGAAGGAATCGACCGAGGAGCCCGAGCGGCCGCACCTCGACAAGCTGTCTCGCGAGGGTCTGCCGAAGAGCGTCGATCGCGACGTGACGGCCGATGACTTCCTCAAGCACTTCGGCTTCCGCGGCGTGGAGTTCGGCAACTGGTCGGCGCAGGACGAGCGGCAGAAGCTGCTCAACCTCTCATACGACGGCTTGACCGACCTCGCCTCGATCCTGAACGTGCCGCCCAAGGCGCTGAGCCTGAACGGCACGCTGGGCATGGCGTTCGGTGCGCGCGGCGGCGGCCGCTTCGCCGCGCACTACGAGCCGGGCAAGCTCGTCATCAACATGACGAAGATCCGCGGCGGCGGGTCGCTGGCGCACGAATGGGCGCATGCGCTCGATCACTACCTGGGCGAGCTCGCCAAGGACGACGCCTACAAGACCAGCGCGCGCGGTGCGTCGGGCTGGATGCAGCGCATGGTCTACGACCGCGGGCAGCAGAAGAAGCTCGCCTACGAGCCAGGCACGCGCAAGATGATCAGCGTCGCGACACCGCGCCTGACGAACCTGCGCACCGAGTTGGCCGAGTCCATCGACAACGTCATGCAGACGATGTTCGGCGCAGACAGGCAGCCGACCAGCTATGCCCGCGAGGCGCAGAAGCTGTCGGGCAAGTCCGAGGACGGGTACTGGATCCGGCCGACGGAGATGTGGGCCAGGGCCTTCGAGTCCTACGTGTTCGATCGCCTGCTGGCGATGGGCGCGAAGTCCGAATACCTGGTGCACGGCGTCGAGCCCGATCGCTTCGCTGCAGCCGACCGGTACAAGGGCAACCCGTACCCCGTGGGCGCGGAGCGTGCGGAGATCAACAAGGCGTTCGACAGGTTCGTCGGCGAGCTCAAGTCGCGCGACACCGACAACGGCGTGGCGCTGTACAGCCGCGGTGCCGGCCGAGGCCTGTCCGCCGACGCCGTCGAGAAGCACATCCGCCCGATCGTCGACTCGTGGGCCAACGGTCCGAAGGGCGGCGTGGAGGTCGTGAAGAAGGCCGGCGAGCTGCCGGCCAACGTGCTGAAGGCGGTGAAGGCTGCCAATGCCGACGGCGTGGCCAAAGCGTTCTTCGTGCCCGGCACCGAGAAGGTCTACCTGATCGCCAGCAACCTCGAGTCCACGGCCGACGCCGAGTTCGCGCTGTTCCATGAGGTCTACGGGCACTACGGCATGCGGTCGATCCTCGGCGACGACTATGCCCAGGCGATGACGCGGCTGCGCCGGCAGAACCAGAACCTCGCGATGCAGGCCTCGATGTGGATGTCGCGCTACGGCGCCGACGAGGTCAAGGCGCGCGTCAAGTCGGGCATGGACAAGCTCGCCGCCGAGCGCGAGGTGCGCCTGCTGTCGACCGAGGAGGCGCTGGCCGATGCCGCGGCCGCGGTGCCGGAGTTGAAGGGCTGGAAGTACGTCGCTGCGCGCGTGCAGGCCTTCCTGCGCAAGATCGGCCTGCACTCCATCGCCGACTGGATGGAGACGCGCACCGAGGCCGAGACGCTGCAGTTCCTCGTGCGCGCGCGCCGCGGGGTCCAGGGCGGCATGGCTGGGCTGCCCACCGGCGAGCAGGCGCTGTTCTCGCGCGACGACGAGCGCCATGCGCTGCAGGCGCTGTCGCAGAACGATGACCTGTTCGCGCTGCCGAAGTCCGACAAGACGACGGTGGAGGGAATCGCCGCGGACGTGGACCCCGAGATCAAAGTCAAGAAGCGCTCGAACATCCCGGGCGAGACGCGCTACGACCTGACCATGCCGGACGGCAAGACAGCGCGCCTGATGGTGCGCGAGCCGAACCCCTACGGGCAGAGCACGTACGGCTTCGACTACGTCGACGGCGAGATGTCCAGCGTCTACAACGAGCGGCCCGGCGAGAACCCCGAGGACGTGCCGCCCAAGGGCGATGTTTGGATCGACGTGTCGCTGCTGGAGAGCGGCGGAGGCGGCACGCAGGTTTACGCCATCGCTGCCAACTACGCGCACAACACGGACCGCATCTTCATCGGGGATCCTGCCGGACTGTCCGACGAGGCGATGATGCGCCGGCCGGAGCAAATGCTGTCCAGTGCGCTGAAGTTCGGCACGACAGAGCACCTCGCGCCGCACCCGCGACAGGTGGCAGGCGATGAGAAGCTGGGCGTGCCGCCGCTGCGCTGGGTCTACGGTGACGACCCGGGCAACATCCGCAGGCTCGTTGACCTCAACCTGAAGACGCTTGAGAATGCAGGCCTTTCCGACGCAATCACTTTCGACCCCACCAGTGGACAGTTCCTCGACTCAGAAGGCCAACCCATCGACAGAGCGGGCATCGACGCTGTCGCCGTGGAGGCGCGTCTCGGCGAGCGAGCGCGCGCAGGCGGCCGAACGCTTGCGCGCAGCGCTGTCCTGCGTGCCCTTCTACGCGAGGAAGGCGGCGGAGCACAAGGAGCGGACCGGGGACGAGATGGGCTACTGGCTCGACTTGCAAGGCTCGGAGATGACACTCCGGAGGCCACCCGTCGCCTCTTCTACAGCCGCGGTACCGGATACCTCGACACCCTGAGGTCGGCGGGCACGGCCCGCGCGTTCGGCGAGGCGTTCCACGACCTCAGCAAGACGCAGCGCGGCTTCAACTGGTGGCACCGCAGTGTCGGCACCCAGTACCACAAGGCCCAGGCGAACGAAGGCTTCAAGCGCGTGTACGAGCGCGCGCAGGACTACCTGCACGACACGTCGGCTTTCGCCAACGACGCCGCAGAGTACGCGAAGGACCTGCTGCCGCAGCTCAAGAGCCTGCGTGACCTGGGCCGGCGCATCGCGCTGCCGGAGAAGGATCGCGAAGCCATCGCTGCGCCGATCTACGACGGCACGCTGCGCTACACGCGCGACGCCGACGGCAACCTGCAGGAGGCCGGCGAGGGCGACCACGCTGGCGTGGTGTTCACCGACAACGAGCTGCGCGAGCGCTTCGGCCTCGACGACCGGCAGATCGGCCTGTACCACCAGTACCGCGCCGCGATCGACCGGTCGCTCGACATCATGACCGCGTCCGACGTGGCGCGGCTGATGGGCGAGGCCTTGCCGAAGGACATGCGGCAGATGGTCTCGGAGGGCGACACCGGCCGCTTCAAGGGCCTGGTGACCGCGCTGCTCGCCGACCGCATCGAGAAGGCCGGTGGCCCGCAGGAGAAGTCCTCGCTCGAGGAGATGCGCAAGCTCGTCACCGAGAAGTACGACCGCATCGACCAGCTCAAGAACGAAGGCTATGCGCCGCTGATGCGCTTCGGCCGGTACACGGTCGACGTCACCCGGCCCGGCAACGACGGCTCGGACCGCGTGTTCTTCGGCATGTACGAGAGCCAGCGCGAGGCGAACGCGGCCGCGCGCCAGTTCGCCAAGGACGACGGCGTGCAGGTCACGCAAGGCGTCATGTCCAAGGAGGACTACAAGCTCTTTGCGGGCATGAGCCCGGAGACGCTGGCGCTGTTCGCCGACCTCGCGGGCGTCGAGAAGAACGACGCCTTCCAGAAGTACCTGCAGCTGGCCAAGGCCAACCGGTCGGCGATGAAGCGCCTGATCCACCGCAAGGGCGTGGCCGGCTTCTCCGAGGACGTGACCCGCTCGCTGGCGCAATTCATCACCAGCAACGCGCGGGCGTCGTCGGGCAACCTGCACATGGGCGAGATGGAGAACGCCGTGGCGGCCATTCCGCGCGAGCAGGGCGACGTGCGCGACGAGGCGATGCGGCTGAAGGAGTACGTGCAGAACCCGCAGGAGGAGGCGCAGCAGATCCGCGGCCTCCTGTTCGCGCAGTACCTCGGCGGCTCGGTGGCGTCGGCGATGGTCAACATGACGCAACCGCTGACGATGACCCTGCCGTACTTGAGCCAGTTTGGCGGCGCCGGCCAGGCGATGACCCGGCTCGTGTCGGCCATGAAGCAGGCGGCTGGCAAGGTGGATGCGAAGTCCGAGCTCGGTCAGGCGCTCGCCAAGGCCGAGAAAGAGGGCATCGTCAGCCCGCAGGAGATCCACCAGCTGCAGGCGGAGTCGTCGCGCAGCATGGGCAACCATCCGTGGGTGCGCAAAACGCTGTTCCTGTGGGGCAGCCTGTTCCAGCTCGCCGAGCAGTTCAACCGGCGCTCGAGCTTCATCGCGGCGTACGACATCGCGAAGGCGCAGGGCATGGCGGACCCGTTCGCCTTTGCCGCCAAGGCGGTCGACGAGACGCAGGGTGTCTACAACAAGGGCAACCGGCCGAACTGGGCACGGGGTGCACTGGGCTCGACGCTGTTCACGTTCAAGCAGTTCTCGATCGGCTACCTCGAGTTCCTCGCGCGGCTGCCGATGAAGGAACGCGCGCTGGCGCTCGCCGTTCTGCTGCTCGCGGCGGGGGCCCAGGGCCTGCCGTTCGCCGACGACGTGGACGACCTCGCCGATGCGCTGGCGCAGCGCATGGGCTACGACTTCAACAGCAAGCGGCGCAAGGAACGATTCCTGGCCAGCGTGCTGGGGCAGGGCGGGGCAGACTTCGTGCTCCATGGCTTCTCCGCGCTTCCTGGAATGCCGCTCGACGTGTCAGCCCGCATGGGCGTGGGCAACCTCATCCCCGGGACCGGCATGCTGCTGAAGTCGGAGAAGGATGCGTCGAAGGATTTCGCCGAGATCGCGGGCCCGGCCGGCAATCTGGTCACCGGAGCACGAGACCTCGCGGTGAACGGCAACGCCAGGGCATTGATGCCGACGGCCATCGCGAACCTGTCGAAGGCGCTGGAGATGTACCAGACGGGCCAGTACCGCGACACGCGAGGCCGCAAGGTGATGGATGTCGGAGCCGGCGACGCCGTGACGAAAGCCCTGGGCTTCCAGCCGCAGCAGGTGGCCAGCGATTCACGGAAACGCCAGGTGCAGGCGCAGCAGAACAACCTCGCGAAGCAGGTGCAGGCCGAGATCGTGCAGCAGTGGGCGGCTGGCATCGTCGACGGCGAGCCCGACCAGGTGAAAGCCGCGCGTGACCGCGTGGCGAAGTGGAATCGCGACAACCCGGAGAGCCGCATCGCGGTGTCGCCGGCTGCCGTGGCCGGGCGCGCGCGCGAGATGCGCCGCGATGCCGACGAACGCGCCGTGCGCGGCGCACCCAAGACGATGCGCGCCGACGCGCGAGCGGTGCTGCAGTGATCGCCGTCGTCGCCATCGCGGGCGGGTACGCGGCGCTCATCTGGCAGTTCGGCTGGTGGGGCGTGGCGGCCGCTGCCGTGCACCTGATCGTGATGGGGGCCGCAACCCGCCGTTGATTTCCGGGAATTGGGTCTTGCAATGACGCAACCACAGCGCTTGCGTCATGAAAGATCCAGCCACCGCCGCCACCACGCTCGCCGCAGCGAGTGCAGGCGCATCGATCATGACCGGCGAACTGCTCGGCATGCCGATCGGTGCATTGGTCGGTGGCCTCGCCGGTGGGCTGGTCGCGATCCTCGCGCTACGGCCTCCTGAGCAGGAGAAGCCGCAACCGGGGGGCCTCGGTCTCGCGCTGGCGCTCGCCGCCACGCTCGTCGTCTCTGTCCTCACCGCAGGGATGCTGGGCCCGCTCACCGCCGGCCTGCTGCACGTCGACAAGGTTGCTGCAGCCGTCGAATTGCACGCGTACTCGTTCCTCTGGGGCGCCGGCGCACAGGCGGGGCTCCTGGTCGCAGCCATCAACGCGCTGCGCAACCGCATCAACCAGGTCGGAGGTGGAGCGTGATCAACCTGCTGCTCATCGTGATGGGCTCAGCCGCCGCATGGGCGGTGGCCATGGCGGCGATCTTCGTCCTGTACCACATCCCGCTGCGCACCGCAGGGTGGCCGACGGCGTTTGGCTGGCTCGGCACCGCCTTCGCGGCGATCGTGCTGGGCAGCATGCCGGCGTATCACCGGCAGCAACTCGACCCGACCGTGCTGATGCTGGTGTGCACTCTGGCCATGGTGTGCTGGCTGCACATCGAAGCGCTCGTCGCGCACGCCACGCGACCGGTGAAGAAGCGCCGCGCGTGGCCATGGCTCGTCGGCTTGGGTCTGCTTGCCGGCGGTACAGCCAACGCCCCAGCGATGGACGTCGCGCGAACCGAAGGCGCCGTGCACCTGATCCTCGACACGCAGGAAATGGCGGCTTGCAACGCAGGAGGTGGCTGCACGCTCGTCCCGAAGAGCGACCTGCAGAAGGCCCTGCTCGGTGCCTACGAGGCCGGCGCGAAAGACCAGAAGGCGCGGTGCTCGCGCGAGATCTGACTCGACCCACAAAGGACTGACCCATGGGCATGTTCACCGACTTCCTGCAGAACCTCCTGGTCGACGGCCTGCGCCGCGGCGGCGCGCTCACGACCGCGGGGGCTGCGGGCTCATCGGCAGTGGTGAAGGGCATCTGGACGGCCTCGACGGCTTATTCGGTCGGCGACATCGTGGTGCCGCACGCCAACATGACCGGCGCCGGCGGCAAGTTCTTGCGGTGCACGACCGCCGGCACGAGCGGCACCACCAACACGCTGGCCGTGCCGAACCCCGGCAGCACGCTCGTCGACAACACCGTGACGTGGACGGCGGTGTCCGGCGTCCCCGTTCCGGTGACCACGTACTTCGGCCTGCTGAAGTGCACGAAGGGCGCGCGCGCGAACAGCACGGCGTATTCGCTCAACGACACGATCGCGGTACTGGCGAACGACAGCAAGTTCCACCTCTACAAGTGCACGACGGCCGGCACCACCGCCGCGAGCCAGAGCACGCTCTATCCCGGCGCGGCCGGCGAGGCCATCACCGACGGCACTGCGGTTTTCACCGAACAGAACGCCGCGCTCGATGCCAACAGCGGCATCAACGAGGTCACCGGCGGCAGCTACGGCCGAGCCTCGGTCGCGGCCACGCTCGCGAACTGGGCGGGCACTCAATCGTCCGGCAGCACGTCCGCCAGCACCGGCTCGGGCGGCCAGAGCAGCAACAACGGCACGATCGCCTTCCCGACGCCGACCGCCGACTGGGTGTCCGGCACCGAGAAGATCTGGGGGTGGGCTGAATTCGACAGCCTCACCGGCGGGAACCTGCTGAACTGGGGGCCGATGACGACGCTGCAGAGCGTGCTCAACGGCCAGGCGGCGCCGACGTATGCCGCCGGCTCTCTCATCGTCACGGTGGGCAATTGACGATGATCGCGCAAGCTGATCCGGTGCTGTCGATCACATCACGCGTGCCCGACTGGACCGGTGTCGTGATGGTCGAGCGTCCGGACATGACGCGCGCGTCGCATGTGCCGTTCGCGCACGGCCCGATGTGCCCGGTGCGCAGCGCGCGCAGCGCTGCCTACAACGGTCGACGGGCCATCGTGTGCCAACTGCCGTACCAAATGCTGGCGCAGTTCTTCACTTCCGCCGATGAGGACCACGTCTTCGTCTGGGCCGAGCTTCATGGCGAGCACCTCGAACTGAGGGAGCGGGCGTCACTGAAGGAGTGGGCAGAAACCGCACACATCGGGGCGCCCGTCCATTAACCCGTAGGAGAGAAACATGATCCCGTACAACGTGCGCATCCCCCAAGCCACCTTGGGCGCCACCACCGCCGCGATCGGCACGATCATCGCTGCAGCCGCGCGGTCGCTGCTCATCACCGAGTTCGACTTCGAGGGCATGGGCAACGCCTCAGCCTCCAACGAAATCGGCTTGTACCGCGTGGGCACGGCCGGCGTCACCGGCTCCGGTGCACTGACCTTCACGCCGGTCGTTGCGCCGTCGACGGCGCCGACGTTCCAGGGTACCGGCTTCGCGTCGTACTCCACGCAGCCGATCGCCGGCGCGCTGATCCAGAACATGCCGCTGAATGCCAACGGCCAGCGGTACTACTGGAAGTGCAACCCGAACTTGAACAACGCGATCAGCGTGCCCGGCGGCAACAACGCCGCGGCGTCGGTGGCGCTGTTCCCGATCTCGGGCTCGTCGTCGGTCGCTGGCCGCATTCAGCTCAACGAGCTGTAAGCCGCTTGCGATGTTTTCCCGCCGCGGTGCGCCGCGGCATTTGCGCTTGAGGAGAACGCATGGCCAACAGGCAAATGGTGGGCACCAAGGTCACGACGGCCGCCACCACGCACGTCGCCAACGTGGCCGCCACGCTGGCCGGCAGTCTGCTGGTGCTGTTCGCGTACAACAGCGGCTCATTCGACATCAGCGGCGTCACGGACAACCAGGGGAACACCTGGCAGCGGGCATACACGCCGGGGCTGATCTATTTTCAGATCTGGTACGCGCCCAACGCGGCCGCCGGCGTCACGCAGGTGACGATCACCTACGCTGGCTCTGCGAAGTCCAAGTCGATCTTCCTCGAGCGGGACGATGCAACCCCGAGTCCGCTCGACCAGATGAAGGTCGAGACGAGCCAGGGCGGTGTCACGTCTTTCTCCACCGGCAACGCGCCCGCAACGACCCAGGCTCGCACCGTGGGCATCGGCTGCCACAGCACGTTCACCAACGACACGTCGACCTTCAGCCCGAGCGGCGGGTGGGTCGCGGTGAGCGGCTCTGGCATCACCAACGGTTCGGTGGCCGATGCAGGCGAGATGATCTACATGCAGACGCAGGACTTCTCGTCGACTGGCGCCTACGCTTCGACGGGCACGTCGGACACCTCGGACAACATCAAGTCCTCGCTGCTGCTGTTCGATCTCGCCGCTGCGGCTGCGCCGCCGTCGTACCCGATGCGCAGCGACAACTGGTTCTAGGTCATGGAGTGGCACCAGACGTTCAGGACCGGGCCGCGGCTGATCGCGCCGCCCCCGCCGCCCCCGGCCCCCGCGCCGGGGCCGGCTCCGCTTTCGGCGATCCTGCTGCCGGCTGGCCTGCAAGTTGGCAAGAGCGACGGCACGTCGCAGTTCACGGGCGCCTACAACGGCGCGACGCTGACTGACCCGACCGACGGTTTGGTGCGCCTTGGGCCGGTGCTGGATCCGGGGGGCAGCGGGCAGACCGTCTACATCCACCGAGTGCTGAACGGCGACACCATCATTTCCGGTGGCGTGCGCTCCGAAGAGCTCTTCGAACAGTCCTACTCTGGGATGCGCGGCACCATCGTGCCCGGCACGCGGTGCTGCTTCGGGTTCGCGGTGCGCATCAAGGGCGGCGAGATGGAAGTCGGCGCCTCATCGAATGATGCCTTCCTCTTCCAGCAGACGCACACGCCGATGCAAGGGGACACCCAGCCGCCGCTCGCCTTTCGTTTCGCTTCCAAGGAAAGCAGCTTCACGAACACGCTGACCGTCGCCAAGGCATGGCAGTCGAATGCTCCCGTGGCCGGTGCAACGGACAATGCCGCCCCGAATGGCGGCACCGCGTTGCTCTACCGAGGCAACCTCCCGGCCGTTGACACATGGACGAAATTCATCGTCGATGGCGTATGGAGCTGGCAGGCATCGGACAACCCGTTCATCAACATCTATGCGTCGTTCGACGGCGGCGTCTACTCGCAGATCGTCGCCGACGCGGGCGTCAACGACTACAACCCCGGCGGGAGCTCAGCCAACTACAGCTACCTGCGCATCGGCCTCTACAAGTGGACCACCGGGGTGTGGGCCGGCACCGATCGAATCGCGGTGTACGAAACCCCGATCTACTTTGGCCAGGGCGCCGGCCTGATCGAGAGCGCCAAAGCGGCGATGGCCGCGCTTTGACATGGACGTTTGGGACGACTATGGCAGCGACGATGCCGCGCTCAACGAAGCGTGGCAGGACGTCGCGCTGCTCGAAGCCGTAGGTAGCGCCCCGGTGAGTGCGTTGCGCGTGATCGTGCAAGTCGCGCGCGACGCCGTGCTCTGGTTCGTCGAGCGTGCCGAGCGCATCGCTTCGTTCACCTGGGCCACGCCGCCAGCGCTGGCGCCGCCCGCCTAAGCCATGAGCGCGCCAGTCGACCTGCCGCAGACCATTGAGTGGCCGTCCTGGGACGAAGGCCACGAACAGACGTGCGTACCGGTCGACTACCAGCAGTCGGACTTCCCGCAGCCCCTGCCGCCGTTCGGCGACCCGGTCGACCGCGTCAACGACGACGAGCTCGAGGACTGGTTCCCTGGGAACTTCGTAGGCGCGGACTACGACAACACGAACCCCGATCCGCCCGTGGAGGACGGGTGGCCGTGGATGTTCATCGACGACGGGTTCGATCCCGTCGGGCCGTTCCCTGATTCTTACCTGCAGGCCGATGCGCCTGCGATGGCGCGCTACGACGAGTTGGTCGAGGACGATGGCTTCGACACGACGTGCATCCCCGATGACTATCAGCAGTCGGACAACCCGAGCAGCGTCCCCGCGCTGGCGCGATCCGACGAGCCGACGTTCGACGACGGCTTCGATCAGAGCATGGTGCCCGACAGCTATCAGCAGTCGGATACGCCAAGCCAGCGGCAGACGTTCAGCGATGACGCCGAGTTAGCGCAGGAGTACGTTACGGAGTGGTTCGCGGACCACTTCACCAACGAGGATCCGGACCCGCCGGTGCAGGACGGTTGGCCGTGGGACAGTGGTGATCACGGCTTCGACCAGGTGCCGGTGCCGGATAGCTACCAGCAGGCGAACATCTCCGTCAGCCTCGCCGGTATCGGATCTGCCGACGCGCAAGGCGTCGCGACGCTTCTGACCGGCGGCAGCCAACTCTCGGGCTCGGGTCTGGCGTCCGCCTTCGGCATCGGCACTCTGAGCGGCAACGGCGTGCAGCTCACTGGCACTGGCGTCGCGTTCGCGTCTGGCTCGGCCGCGCTCACGACGGTGAGCTCGCTGGCCGGCGCAGGCTCTGCGCAAGCCTTCGGTACCGGTTCGCTGAGCGGCAACGCTGCCGTGCTGATTGGCTCCGGCTCGGCGCTGTCCTATGGCGTCGGCACACTGTCGACGTCCGTTGCTCTGGCTGGTACGGGCGCAGCGCCGGTGAACGGCGCCGGTGCGCTGACTGTTCGCGCGTCACTGTCCGGCACGGGCGTGGCTCTTGCCTCGGGCAGCGCCACGCTCTTGCAGGCTGGCGCGGTGCTGTCGGGAACCGGCTTCATGCGGGCCAACGGCGCGGCCGCGCTCACGACGCGTGCTTCCTTCGTCGGCAAGGGCGACATGCAGGCGTTCTCGTTCGGCATGCTGCGCACCGCCGCCGCGCTGTCGTCTGAGGCTTCGGTTCAAGCCTATGGCATCGGCC